GTGTGCGCGAGGCCCGTCAGCAGCGAGTGAGCCGCAAGAACCGCCCCACGCGCTTCATTATGTCGCCGCGCGACTTCGGAGGTCCTTACTATGCCGACGCTCTCTGGCACAGCATCTTTGCCGGAAGCATCTTCGAATACGCCTTCACCATCGTTGACGACCGACTGACGCGTAAGCGCAACTCTAACATTATTGGTCGTGTAATCTACATCCATCAGGAATACCTCAAGAGTCTCTACACCCAGCAGGGTGAGAACAAAAGCAAGACGATGGCGCAGATTCAGCAGGAGGTGTTCAGCGACATCAACACTTGGCTCTCCAACCCCGACAACGCAGGTCAGGCTCTCATCTCGGCTGTGCTCACCGGTTTGGACGGTAAGGAGCATAAGGCGTGGGAAATTGTCGAAATTGAAAGCAAGGCCAATTCTCAGGCTCAAGCCGAGAAGACCGAGCTTCAGGAGATTTCCTCTATCATCTTCTTCGCCATGGGACTTGACTCGAAGCTTATCGGCAACACCCCAGGCGACGCTACATCATCGGGCGGCACCGACCTGCGCGAGCGCTTCCTCGTAAAGCAGATTCAGTTTGCCCCACTGCAGCAGCTCATGCTTAGGCCGTTGGAGGTAATTACGAGAGTGAACAAATGGGATTCGCACCTGGTGTGGCAGATAGACCGCGAAGTTCTTACAACGCTGGATAACTCGAAGACAGGAGTGGCGAAGCAGGAGTAAGAACTTCGGATGTAAAACATAAAAATTCAAAACTCGTAGTTATGATTATTTCGACAACCAAGGAACTTCGGCTCCACATCCCCAGCAATGCCATTGACGAGATAAGTTCTCTTCAGGGCATTCTTGACAATAGCGAGAAAGATTTTCTGCGCGACAAGTTGGGCGACTCGCTTTACAACCGGTTGTGCGAGTACTACCAAACCGTTTCGCCCGAAGACTTCTACTTGTCCGTCTGCAATGGCGAACACATACACCAGCCATGGCAGCAGCTTTTGCTTATGGCGCAGCGCGTGGTGGCTTACGATGCAATGGCACGTTTCGCTTATCCACAAGCCATATCAATCAACGGTACCGGCGTCAATGTGGCTTCGAGCGAAGACTACGGCGCTGCATCCAAGGACCTTATCGACAAAGGCGTGCAGGGCTACAAGCGCGAGGCAATGGTGTCGCTCAACCAAATGCTCGTGATGCTCGAAGGTTGGGCAAAGGATTGTGTTAAGAAACAGGCTTCTGACGTACAGAAAACAGCCGAAAGCGTACCGAATACCGACAATAGTGTACCGAAAACGGGCGAAAGTGTACAAACGACAGAGATTAAGGAAATCACGAATTTCTGGAAAGAGAGCACCTACTACTACCTTCACCACGACCTCCTCATTGCTACATGTGCCGAACTTCAGCACTACCTCGACATCTACGAGAGCCGTGAGAAGTTCATCCGTCTGTTGCCCGACCTCCACTTCATCCAGGACGAGTACATCAGCGAGGTTATAGGCGAACCGATGGTGCAGCAACTGCTCATCTCTACTGATCCCGAAGACAAGCCTCTCCTTCGCAAGGTGCGTCGCCTGATGGTGGCTCATCTGGAAGAGCGCACTACAATTCTCACTATTGACAAGGCGCGCCGATCTGCGGCTCATAATGAAGCCGTCGCTCTGCGTTCTTCGGTTTTGAGACTTATAGAAATGCGCAAGGCAGTTGGCAAGGCCAATGCTGAAGTTAATTCTGCCGATTCTGAAAATCATTCCGACAACCAGAAAGGCTACGAAAACAATCAACCCGGTAGTAAGATTTTCGTCTCACCATTGTTGTATTAAAACCCAATGATATATGGAAGATATAATCCGCATACTTACACCTGCCCTATCCGCCCGCATCCTCACGTCCGACCAGCGTGAGGCTTTCGAGCGCGGCCTGACACTCCTCGAAGGCACGCCAGGCGCCGCCGCATTTGTTCGCGACAGCCGGCGTTTCCGCGACTACCACCGCCGTGTGCGTCAGCTTCTGACCTACCTTCAGACGATGCAAACATCACGTTCGGAAATAAAACGGCACGTGGGACGCCCCACTCGCGAGGAGCAGGCAGCCTATGCTCAAGCGCAAAAAGAGAAAGCTCTTGAGGAAGCGCGCCGCTCGCTTTTCCCCGACCTGCAGCCCGACCTCACCTTGCAGCCTCTCACCTACGGCGGCATCGTGGCCAACCCTAACGGCGAGACCATTGCGTCCACCATGCCCAACCTTATGCAACTTCGCCCGTTCCTCTCTGAGCGTTTGCAGGAGCAAGTCAACTCCGTGCGCTCACTGCGTAACGAGATGGCTGCAAAGTCGGAACAAGCCAAGACGATGGTGGAAGCCAATGAGAAGGCTGGCAGACCTATCTACACCGAAGAAGAGATTGCTCTTCTCGCCACCCGTGCCGTGAAGATAGAGAGCGACATCTTGCCGCGTATCTACATCAGCGTAGACCGCGAAATTGGCGAGGCATACCTTCGTCTATCCCCACGCACCGGCGACCCCGAATACATCGCCCGAATAGAGAAAGCGTGTAACGTTCCACCGCAGAACCTACGTGCCCAGTTCCGTCCGTTCTACGACAAGGCACTCGCCCGTGACCCTCTCTTCGCCCAGTCGGTAGCCGACAAGATAGCCGCCGACCGTCCCGAAGTAAAAGCGGAGCGCGACCGCCAAGCTAAGCACAAGGCAGAAGCCGACGCCCTCATCAAGTACATCATGCGTAAGGACAAACCGAGTACTAAGGCAAGAGTGAAGGGCTTGACAGACCGCATCGCCCAACTTCGCAAAGACTACGCCGACATTGTGACTGAAGACGAACTGAAAGGTTACGAGGCAATATTGGAGAAAACTAAAAGCGAAGTTTCATCAAAGGCTTAGAAAGGCATAAAAAGGCCCGATAAGGCTTTTCTTATAACCCAACATTTATGAATTCTTTTGAACAACTAAAAAACCTCTGTACCGCAGCTTGTCACTCTCGCCACGCTTGTGTCGAGGGTTTTCGCGCCATGCTTGCCGCAGAGAATGTCAGTCAGCTCATGGCTGTGTGGCGTAATAACTGGGAAGACCTCGTAGAGAGCAAGTATGCCGACATCATCAACGAGCAGCTCCCTGCCATTTATCCTTCATTGAAGGAAGAAATGAACGCCGCCGGCATCTATGTCAACGAATGTCCGAAGACCGCACCTGAGTACGTTCTTGTGATAGTGACCGATTGCGACCTCCTCGTTGACGTGTACGACTACGCCAAATGCTATCTTTTAGGTTCGGCCTCCGTTCAAGCATGGGGACACAGCCAGGTGTATAGTGAAAAGAAAGACAAGACTTTCGTTTCTCTAAACGATTACGCCTATGGGCACATTAGTAAAGGTTTTGTGTGGGCATCCGACCATTCCCGGTTATGGACTTCTGCCGAAGCCCTGCTTTATGGCAGCGTGAAATGCGAGGCTCACGGTGGCAAGGTAAGCGCACAAAGTTATCTGAAGATTGACGCCTACGGAGACACCAAGGTGTTCAGTAATACCGACCGCAACATCACGCTATATGGCAATGCCAAAATAATAGTATAACACTTAAAGCCCAGTAAGGCTTAGAAAGGCTTAGTAAAAAAACAACCCAACATGAACAGCAAACTTACAATCCTCGCCGACGGCAAGCCTCTCGCCCTAAAAGAAAACGCATCCATCAGTATTGAGTTGAGCAACCCATTGTTCAATGACGTCGAGATGTTCTCCTATCCCGTGGAGCTGCCCATCGAAGGCAACCGGCATTTTCTCAAAAACGTTGATGATGTCAGCAGTGACATCCGTCCCGTGAGCTATGAGCACACGCCGATGCAGATTGTCGCCGACGGCGTGCCCTTTGCGTCGGGCACATCTATCATCCAGGAAGACGAGCGAGTGAAAGATTCTCTCTCGTTAAACATCAACGCATCCACGCAATCATTCTCTGACCTCATTAGCGACCTCAAGTGCAACGAAGTGCCTATTCCCACGAAATACCGCGACCAGCTTCTTATTGGCGAGAAGATTGACGAGGTGAGCGTGAGTGTCAACTACAAGACTGAGGTAGAGATCAAATACGAAGGCAAGAAAGGCGATAAGAGATACGCTTCGGTGGGCGATGACAATACTATGGAGTCCTCCTTTTCCCCTCAAGCCCTTGGTTTCTCTTATCCTGCCCAATGTGTCGAAACTGGCAACTTACACGAAGCCGAAGTATTGAGAGTTAATGCTTACCCCAACGGTAACAGCGTAAAAGTGCCGAAGGTGCAAACGTCCTACATCAACGTGAGTGATGCCTACCCCCATAAGCCCTTCTGCAATGCCCGTGTGTGCTATGCCCACCATGACTTGAATGACGATGGAACTACGTCTGACAGTCTTGTGCAGGAAGTGAACTTCCGCAAGGACGAAGACCCGAACAACAAAAATCACGAGAAAGAAATGTACGAAGACCGCGGGCCGATATGGGTGTTGGATGCCAACCGTCCGCAATCGGGCATTTGTTTCTACATACTCTTTTTCCTCGACTGCCTCTTTGAGCACCTTGGTGTCCAGTTCGACAATTCTGCTCTTACAGCCATCGGCGACATAAACCGTCTCTGCTTCTTCACCACAAAATGCTCCTACGACATAAAACCGCTTTACGCTCGGTCGTATTACACGAAGAACGACGAAGCGGTGAAAGCTGGACTAAAGCAGGTAGGTGATGTAAAGGAGGGTTTCTTTCAGAAGCAAGTCAATGGCGAGAAGAACGTAAAGAACCTTTTTGAAGACGTGAACAAATGGCTCGACTCTCGCGGTTGTGGCGGCAAACTGAAACTCGAAAATCCGAAAGACAAGAGTGTGCAGGAGGTTACTTATCGTGCGGTTACATATAAGATAGTAGATAAGAAGTATAACGGTAGTTTTTACAACCAAGGAACTTTTAAGGACACTGAAGTGGTGACAGTGAAAGGCGACTGGGTTACTGTGCGTGTAGGCGAAGACAAGATTGCAAGCATCACCTGCAAGAACTCCATCAAGTCGGCTCAGATGAGTGCAAGCATTTTCCGTATGTATGCCAATGAGAAGAATTTTCCCAATGAGTCGGTATCGGACGTGATCGATTCGCTTGAACAGCAGTTCGGCATTAAGTTTCATTACGACTACGAACAGCGCAAGGTAACGGCCTATCTCATTCGTGACGTATTTCGTAAGCAGAATCCTACACCTCGCAATTTTCACGCCCAGGTGCTCAGTATGCTCCCCATCACGGAGAAGATAACCGGTGTGCGTGCCGGATATGCAGCCGAGAGCGAAGCTAAGGAGCAGCGCGACAACGTGAAGAACAAGGTGAAGGACTTTAACACCGACTACGACTATATCGAATACCCTAAGAACTCTACCGTAACGAGCCTTACCTACAAGGACATTATTCACGAGTTTTACAACGAACCGATGAACGTGTTTGTTGACCTTCAGACCGGCAATAAATATCGTGTGAAGATCGACAAGGAGTTTACTGACGCAAACAATATGAGACCTCGCTTGTTTGAGGTGGCTGCTATGAAGGGTGTGGAGATAGGCGATTGTTCTACTCTTAATGAAGACTTCATTCAGGAGTTTAAGTCGAGCTTTGTCCCTGTGGGTATGGTGGATGCCAATTACCGTATAGCCTTATCGTCAAGCACGGGTAGTACTTGCGCTTCCGATAATCCTAAACAGCCCAACGAAGTGGGCAAGCAATATGATGGCGTAGAGATTCAAAAGCTAAACGGCTCTTACGCCAAAACTCAGATGGCGGCTCTCGTTGATGAGGATATGGAGCATGAGTTTGTGAAGCAGTACGTCAAGAACACCATGTCGTCGATGATAGCTGATTTCTACGTCACCGAAGAACTCTCGCTACGTGAGAGCTACGATCCGTCTTCCACCGATGACGGCAACTCTCCTCTTCAGTCATACGACTGGGGTTTGTCTATCGCTATCATGCGTGGTGGCGGTATCGACGCGACACATGAAACCTACGGCTACAACTATGACGGCTTCGGCAACTCGAAGTGGCGCACAAAGGCTGGCGACTATGCTCTGACAACCGATTCCATCGACCCATACGGCAACGAGTACGACTACAACGGCGTTGAGCCAGGCATCGGCAACGAGGAACGTTTCTCTTTGAAGCCTCGTGCATGGGTGCAGCCCGAATGGGCAGACGCTCCACTCGTGGTGAATACTCCGTCGGTCAAGAACCGCGGCTACGTAGACGTATTCCTCGTCGATTACATCTATTTTCTTCTTCATCGCAAGAAGTATTACGTTAAGTGCCTCGCCTCCGTAGCGCAGGTAGCCGACATTCAGTATCACTGGAAAGAGTGGTGGAATATCGACGGCAAGAAATGCCTTATCAACAAGGTTAATGCCGAGATTACTGCACGTGACGGATTGGGCGAAGTGGAATTGGAAGTGTTTGCAATATAATACCTTTTATATATACACACATCGCCACATCAAAAAGTAATAACCAACAATTAATAATTACTAATTACTAATTAATAATTAAAGCACATGGCAGCATATTTGAAATTAGTTGACGGATCTATATTCAACGGCAACCCTATCACGTTCGCCGTCACTCCGCTCACGCTTAGTGGTTCGCCTTCATTTCACCGAATGGTGTTTGAGGTGAAATGTTGCGTGAGTGGCGGCAACTACGAAACCATGCGTATGACCGAACCCGTCTTGACTGAAAACGGCAAAGCAGTACAAGTAGATGTTTCGTCTGCCCTGCGCTCCTTCCGCGACTCCTACGAGTATTCGCCTGAGCCAGGTGTTATGCCAGTAGTAAAATTTAACGTGTCGGCATACGACGAGTATATGACTGATGGCGAAGTAAAAAAATCGGAGCCGGTGTCTTATCTCGCCGGCAAGGACGTTAAGCAAACTATCTTCGGTGTTTTTTCCGACTACGACCGCTTGATGGGCGAGCAGGACATGAAGGTGGGCAGACTGACACGCAAACCTAACACCACACCTCAGCTGGTGTGCGTAGGCGAACAGCTCGTCTATGCCGATGCGTACAGCCCGGCTGTAAGTCTGGCAACCGCCACATGGGATGCGCCCGAAGCTAAAGTCTACAACATAACGGCAGAAGGCGCGCAGACAGTAGGCGGACAGCAGCTCTTTGCCCTACCTGCTTCCGAGGCAGTACACCGCACGGAGTTTCGCTTTATCAACTCGTTCGGTGTGCTTGAGAGCATCAGCATACCCAAGAGTTATGCGCAGGAGGTAGACATCAAAACCACCAACTATACCGTAACACGCAAAGAAACCTTGCACTCCTTCTCTCGGTCGGCAGTACGCAAGCATGGCAACAAGGAAGGTTGGAACTACAAGACCGATCCTTTGGATGAAACATGGCTCGCTTGGTATCTTCACGAATTGCTTATGTCGGAGCACGTTTGGCTGAAGATTAACGGTAAGTTCCTGCCATGTACCATCGAGTCGGAAGATACCATAAAATATGCCGACGATACCAAGACCGATATGTACAGAGTATCGTTCACGGCACGACTCAGTTTCTGCGGCAGTACAAAGATATAAGTCTCTCAGTTCTCATCTCTACATTTCTTGCGACCTCAAGAGTCACCATACTCTTGCGGTCGTTTGCGTTTAGGTATGTCCGTATCATACTAACGCTTTTTTCTAAATTCGTAACAGAAAATCAATATAATATATGACACAAGCGACAACCAAAGACTATTGGATTTCGCCTTCGGCATTGCATATCGAACTGAATGCCCTTGGCAATCCTGACTATATCCAGGCATCGTGTATGAGCGGTGCTCAGATACTTGTGTACGTCAAGGACATTATCGGCTTCGATGCCGGACACAACTACCGACGCTGGCCCTTGCAGGCAGCCCCAACGGTATTCAATACCCACACCGAAAAATACGTCTATGCCGCCATCCCTCGCGACATGACGCTCGATGCTTCGGCATGGATAGTATTCCCGTCTGAACAGATAGACATCTACGGCAAGAACGAAAAAGAAGAGCAGATAGGCGACGAAAAGTACTACTACGTCTTTTTGCAGGGTATCATAACCTCGTCGGGCGATAACGGCACGGTGCAGCGCGATTGGAAAGAAGGCGGCAGAATCGTATATGGCTATTTGTCCTCGGACGAAGCAATCAGTGCTATTCCCTACGAAAGCGAGTGGTATAATTATTTTTCGGCAGACAATATCGTGACCTTCCTCAAGGACATTACGATGAAGGCTGGCACTAAATTCCGCCAACTTTTCGCAAAAACTCTTACTATTAAGTCCGGAGGGAAAATAGCCTTTGAGGACCAAGGCGAGGTGAACGGAGTAGCCACAACGGGTACGCAGTTTGAGTCTACTGACAAGATAGTAACTCCGAAGTTTCTCGATGATAATGCGCTGTCAAAAGTAAAGCAGGATGCTGCGCAAGAGATCATTCGTTTCATAAAAGGATTGACTTTGGGAGAGAATACTGGAGGTAATAACTTCGGTATCTCCTCTGACGGCATCGCCACCCTCAAAGAGGTTGTGTCGGCGGCGTTCCGTTCGGGTGCGCTCGGCTCTGGCTTCAAACTTGGTGATTACAACGGAGGTGGTGACAGTTACTTGGAGGTAGACCGCCTGCTTGTGCGCAAGGCTGCGGAGTTCGTGAAGCTCGTAATTAGAGAGCTGCAAAGTGTGGGCGGCGAGATAGTCCTTTCACCTGCGTCGATGAAGATTAACAAGGTGGACTTCTTGAAAAAGGGAACGCTGCTGCCCGAATACGGCACTGCGCCTCTGCGATATGACGTTTACCGCTGTTCGTTCTTAACTAAGCGAGGCGACGAGGAGATAACGAACCCGTTTGCTGTCAACGACCTTGTGCGCTGCCAGACGTTCAACATCAAGGAGGGTACGACGGCGAACGCAAAAAACAAATACTACTGGCGTAGGGTGACGGCGGTCGGCACGGACTACATCGACATTATTGCTTTGTCGGGTGGCAACTATGGCGACTCGCAGCCCGAAGTAGGCGACGAGCTTGTTCAGATGGGCAATACAACAGACGCGGCACGCCAGTCGGTGCTATACCTCTCGGCTTACGGCTCTGATTCTCCGTCTATTAAGCTGTACAAGGGCGTGAACGACTATACGCTCGACGGCAAGGAGATATTCGTGGTGTCACGCGATGAGATTTATGCGCTTGCGTCAATGTTCAAACTCAAAGTGAAGGACGGCGACACGACAAAGGAAACGACGCTTGCGGAGCTTGTGCTTAACGTGGACGGACTGACTTCTACAGTGTCTGCGAACAAGCAGGAGACGGACAGACAGATAGGCAAGATAAACACTACTCTAACGCAGAACGCAGAGAGTATCACTTCGCTTGCACAGAAGCAGACGAATACTGAGAATAAGGTATCGAAGATAGAGCAGACAACGGACAAAATCTCTCTACAGGTTGAAACGACCACGAACCTAAAGAACAGCATCGTCGGCTCTGCGCTGCGTCCGTGGGATGACATCACGAAGATTGCAGCGGCTCACTCGCAAAAGGTAGAGATAACAAGCGGTGGCGGCGTCGGCGGTTCAAACTACGCAACGTTCAGTGCGTCGGGCGCTACAGCGGACACATACACAGGTCTGTACTTTAAGGATGTGCGTGTATCGGCTGGCAAGACGTACGTATTCAGTGTATGGGCGAAGATTGTCAGCCTGTTGGATAATGGCGCTTACTACTCTATCAAGCGCTTTGACGGCGGTACGGAAGGTGCTGTTGTCAAGTCGGGCAATATCTATCTGAGTATAGGTGGCTGGAAGCTCTTTACTGCGACGTTTACCGTGCCCGACGGCTGCACGAAGCTGTTGCTTGAACTTGCCGTGCGCAGAAACGGAGCTATCGACGTGTGCCGCCCGATGATAATGGAGGGCACGGAATACGGAGGCTGGAGTCTTTCGCCTTATGACAAGACAGAAGCCGGCAAGCTGGAGTCGGGTCTGAAAAGAGCCGGCATCGACCTCGAAGAGGACACTATCACGGCGACTGCTAATAAGTTTACGGTCAAAAACAACGACGGCGAGGTGACGGCAAGCGTGAATGAGAAGGGCGAGCTTGAAGCATATTCAGGCTTGTTCTCGGGCTTTGTAAGAAAAAAGCTAACAACTATCACGCCCGGCAATATCGACAAGTACCTCTCGAAGAAAAAGCCAATACAGAATGGCTATGTAGCTCTTGACTTTGTGACGGCTGGCAGTTATGTGGAATTTTCGGGAAATTTCGGCAGCAAATTTGGAAGCTCGTATCCTGTGATTACACTTCCATTTTATCAGCCGACAAACACGGCTTGGAAAGACCTTGCCTCTGACAGCAAAATCGGTGAATCTTTTACGCCAAAGGGCGCAGCGGCGTATCTCGGACAGACATTCATAATTCGCAATAATACAACGGGAAGCCCGGCGACGACAATCAACCTACTTGGTTACACGTCGCTTGTTGGCGGCAAAGATGCGTCAAAACCATACTGGATCGAAAGCGGTTGGATGGCGATACTCACCTGCGAGCTTGTCTACGTGGCAACAAAGAAGACGTACAGCATTGTTTGGAACGGATACAACGTGCCGTTCGTATCTCCTACTGCGCAGTCTGACGAGGGCGAAGAGCCTGTTGTGGACACGGGTGGAGGAGTCGCTACTGACACGCTGACAACAACAGAAGAAGAACAACCAAAAGAATAAGATATGAAGAAAATAGTTAGAGGTAACGACTTCACGTTGCGCATACCAGTTAAGAAGATAGTCAACGGCGAGCAGGTGGCTTTTCCGCTGCCTGCCTGCACGGACATCGTTGTGAACATCGTGAACCAGTATCGGCGTGTAAACCTCGCCTACAGCATCGACACAGCGGAGGACAACATCATCAATGCGCGTGTCGAGGGCGACGCGGTATCAGTGGGCATATACGCCCTCGAAGTGCGCGGTAAGATTTTCGGCAACGACTGGCGCAGCAAGGAATACGAGCAGTTCGCCATCGTGGACAACAACGCCTCGGGCGACACGGCGTTTGACGGCGAACTTATCGAGGGCGAGGACTCCGTGGAGATGGACACGGCGTTTGTCATTCTACCTCCGACGGTCGAGCTAACGCAGCTTATCAACGACGCTAATACGGCTGTAGAAACGGCGAAGCAGACAGACGCAACGCTCAAAGCCAACGAGGGCGAGCGCATTTCTGCGGAACAGCAACGAGTGTCGGCAGAAACCTCACGTGTATCAGAGGAAAGCAAGCGCAGCGAGAGTGAGAAAGTTCGTCAGGCAGCAGAGGCTGAGCGCGTGAGTAACGAGGATGCCCGAAACGCAGCCGAAACACAGCGCACCAACGCTGAGAGCGAGCGCGCAGAAGCGGAAAAAACACGCACGGCGAACGAAGCCGCACGTGTCGCAGCAGAGAAGCAGAGAACGACAACCTTCACTGAGCTTTCTGCTAACGTAGACGCCGCTGTCAGTAAGGCTAACAGCGCAGCAGGAGCGGCAAATACGATTACCGAAAAGGCGAACGCAGCAGAGGCGAAGCGCACGGAAGCCGAAAGACAGCGTGCTGAAGCAGAGCTGACACGCAACCGCGAAGAAGGCATTCGCCAAAAAACAGAAACCGAGCGCATACGTAAGGAAAGGGCGAGAGAGACAGCAGAAGCAGTTCGTCAGACAGCGGAGACGGAACGAGTAGAGACAGAAACGCAGCGTATGCTTGCAGAGCAGCAGCGTACATCCGACGAGGCGTTGCGTAGCAAAGAGGAGGGGACAAGAGAGGACGCCGAGGTGGAACGTGTTCGGCAGGAGGCAAATAGAACGGAAGCTGAGAAGGCTCGCCAAGAGGCAGAAGCTGTCCGAGTGACAGCCGAAAACACTCGCAATGATACGTTCGCCATCATCAAGCAGAGCTGCGATACGGCTGCTCAGGAAGCATGTACAGCGGCGCAGAACTGTGATACAGCGGCGCAGGAAGCACGCACGGCGGCACAATCGGTAACGACGGCAATAGAAGGTGCGGAGAGAGTGAACGCGAAGATAGAAAAAGGTATCCTTACCGTTACCGACCGCAACGGCGCAGAGAAGAGCGTTGACGTGGGCGACGTAGCCGAAGAAGTGACGGTACATATTACATCTTCAGTAGAGAGCATTAAGCCAGCAGGCATTAAGATTAACGTATTTATCAATAACGGCAAAACTCCGCAGACGTACACCGCAGACGGCAACGGCACGGCAATATTCAGCATCGCGAAGGGCAACTACTACCAGATAGTCTTCACTGAGTATAGTAACGCCCAGCCTATCGCTCCCGTCGGCTTTACCGCCGTACTTGCAACTCGCAACGTCGATGTGGAGTATAAGCCTTATGACGAGGAAAGCATGGAGAAGGTGGTGGTGACGGTAACGAAATACACCGACGGCACGGGTGTAGCATACGAGGGTGTGCCTGTGGTCGTTACGGTAGACCGCAAGAGTACAACCTACAATGCCGACACAAAAGGTCAGGTGTCGGTGTATGTGCCCTACGGCAAGGAGTTTACGGTAAATGTTGACAATCAGGACGGATATTACGTAAGCCTTAACCGTAATACACGCACGTACACGGCAAGCGTACCGCAGCGTCTTATCGACTATAAAATGTATCAGTTTCGCGCAGGCATATTTGTCGTAGACAACAACCTTAATGAATACTACATCGAGGAGTGGCAGGAGGCTGGTAAAAAAGCAGAGGAGGCAGTGGCTATTAAGATAGCGGACGCTAACCTCACACTAAACCGCGGCACGTTTATGATAAGAATATCCGACATGTTATCAACGAAGACGCTTCCACAGAAGCAGTGGTGTACGCAGAACTTGCAGTTCGACAGCATCGCTCTCAACGGAAACAACACGAAGGACGCGAATTATTACAACGGAGAGGCGTCATCGTTCCTCGTACGACAGGAGGCAGTTGAGCGCAGTCTGAGCGTACCAGCTTTTGATTATGCTTACGAGCAGGTATTCAGCATCGCAGGGCATGAGTTGCATGGCTTCTTGATGTCTATCGGACAGGACTATGTACATATCGCGAATATCGGTATTATTAAGCATGTGCTCACGGCTCTATATGGAGAGGATGCAGCGAATACGTACTACAACTCTGTGATGCAGAGGCAAAGATGGACGTCTACGCAGAGCGGTACCTTATACGCTTGGGTCTATAGTTCAAGACCCTCCAACGGCTACGACTTAAAGGCAAGTCCTTTTTACGTTCTGCCAGTATTCGCTTGTTAATCTCTTTATCTCTAAGGGTATGCGGAAATCAAAAATAAATACAAACTTAAAAAAGTAAAGACATGGCAAAAATCGGTTTCGTCAGCACGCTGATACCTGCTGACAGGTTTAAGAAAAAGTTCACGCTGGGCGGTATTACGATATTTCATCTCGGCGAAGAACTCGACAAGGAGAGCGGAGCGTACAAATGCTTCGAGTGTTCAATGGCTACAGCTGCGTTTAACGAAGACGAGATAAAGACTGCATTCGAGGCATTCAAGAGCGAACTGAAGGCTTCCGAACTCGCTACGGCGAAGGCGCAGAAGATAGCGGAGATAGACGCCTACGATACCTCTTCTGCCGTCAACGGCTTTGTGCTGAACGGTGCTACGGTGTGGCTCGACAAGGCTACGCGTGTAGGCTTGATGAACTCCACCAACATCACAAAGGCGATGGGACAGCCGACAACGACTTTATGGCTCGGCGAAAGCAAGATGGACGTGCCCTGCGACACTGCGATACAGCTGCTTTCTGCGCTTGAAATGTATGCCTTAGAGTGCTTCAACGTGACGGCGGCGCACAAGGTAGCTGTGAGCGAGCTGACGAGCATCGAGGAGGTAGAGAAGTACGACATCACGGCAGGCTATCCTGCGCAGCTTAGAATGGAGGTGTAGCATGATGACACTGGCTATCATTATACTCATAGCTCTCGCGCTGTACGTCTTCGGCTGCTGCGTTACGAAACGAGTGCCCATCATGCTCTCGGAGGTGTACTATCTCGCGGATAAGGACTGGCTCTTTCCTGCGCTCATGGTGACGCTCGGCGCATCGTTCTTGCCGCTCATGCTCTCAAAGGGCGGCTTGGAGTGTATGGCGTTCCTTACCTGCGTGGGTATTATCTTTGTTGGCGCAGCTCCTGCGTACCTCGACGAGAGTCAGCGCACGATACACAAGTGCGGAGCTATCACGTCGGCAATAGCAAGCGTGGCGTGGGCGTGTAGCATCAACGCACTGCCTACTGTTTTGTTCGCCGCGCTCGCTGCTGTGCTCTGCATCTGTAAGCATCGCTACTGGCTGTTCATCGTCGAGTGCTGCGCGATACTCAACATCGTAACAACATTATTCATTTAAATCTATAAACATGGAAGTAAAAGTAAGACGAATAGCAAAAAAGGAGACATATACCATCGGTAAGATGTACGTTGACGGCGCATACATCTGCGACACGCTCGAAGATAAAGACAGAGGACTGACATCTAATATGTCGGTTGCGCAGATATGCGGAGTTAAAATCAAGGGCGAAACGGCTATACCTACTGGCAAATACCTCGTCGATATGAAGACGGTATCGCCGCGCTTCGGAGGTCGGGCACAGTATCAGTTCTGCCTCGGCAGACTGCCACGACTCTGCAACGTACCGGGCTACCAGGGCGTGCTGATACACATCGGCAACACCGCAAAGGACACGGAGGGCTGCATCCTCGTAGGCGAGAACAAGGCGGTCGGACAGGTACTGAACTCAACGGCGATGTTCCGCAAGCTCTACCCTATTCTGAAAGCTGCTGACGAGAGAGGAGAACAGATTTGGATAACAATCGAATAAGGAGGTGCAGATGGATATAATGAAAATTCTGATGCTACTGAACTGCATCATATTGGGAGCGACAACGCTCTTTATTTTCTACAAGGCAGCGCAGCTCGATATAATAGATGAAGGCTACGACGAGGTTAAGCGAAACCGACAAGGCGCAATCGGATGGTTTATCGCGTCTATATTCGTAGGCGTTCTCGCACTGCCCGTAATGGCATTGCGTGAGGTGTATCAATGGAAGCGGTATAAACTACCGGGCATTGAGTGGGATGATATTTGCCGCTACGGCTTCACTATTGTTATCGGCTCTATGCTGCACGTGCTCCTGCTTGTGGTGGTTACGCCGTCTTCTTGTTGACAGCAAAAGTAAAAGAGCTAAATCAAAAAAACCGCTTCCATCCTCGCAGACAGAAGCGGCCCAACTTTTGTTATACTTTACAGAAGTATGGCTAAGAGCCATATTCGTGACTGCAAAGGTACAATATTTTTTTGTTTTTACATCGGATTTTGCTGATTTTAGTTCACTAACATAGGACCCGTGTCGCGGCCTGTAAACGATATATTGATATTGCGAGCATAGTCTCCGTTCTTTTCCGTCATTTCGTCAACGTGTAGCTTCACGCGGAACGTCTTTTTCCCATATTCGTCGCCCTTATCAAGAGTCCTTATCTCTACCCAGGCACCTTTTACGGGCTGATTGTTGTCCCATGTGCTTAGTTCGTTCTTCTTGTATTCGGGCTGCCACTGCTCTTTCCACCCCCATAACGAGCCGTCCGCTTGCTCCACCTCGTAACGACCGTCATACATATCGTCAGCAGGGGCATTGTAGACCGAAAAACATACAACGTAGTAGTCGGTCTTGTAATTGCCCATCATCGGGTCGCTATAGAGGGCAAAGTACCCCTTGCCGTAGTTTTGGGAGTAAGACAAATGGTGTACTGGCTTTTCCTTGAGAAGTTTTGAAAAAGCCGACTCCATCGGCACATACTCCGGCTCTGCATCGTCATTACTGCTGCAACTGCCCATACTCACACATGCTGCTGTCATCATCGTCAACAGCAGCATCATTCTGAAGATTTTCTTCATACATTAATATTTTTATACGTTATTACTTTCGTAGGTTTCTGATTTTGAAATAATAGATGTAGGGTCGGTCGTAGGCTATTCTTCGGGCAGCAGCACTACGCCGACACGGACTTTTGCGCCACAATGAGGGCAGAAGGTGGAGGTCTTGATAGTGAGTTGTGAGTGTTCTTGTGTATTATTTCCTTTCTCCTCTTTTTCTTCATTGAATGAAGGGTCGATATTCTCGGTATTGTCCGATTCATCTATTGGATAGAATAGGTCGGTGATGTCACAATCTAATTTCTCGCAAAGGTCTTCCAATCGCCTTATCGTAGGGTTTCCTTTGATATAATTCTGAATGATGTTCTGTGTCTTTAGGTCGAATTTCTGACAGAAAGACGTAATGGTGTAACCGCGCTCCGTAATGGCGCGGCGAATGTCAATTTTTGTTCTCATATATATGGTTGTATTGTTTGCCTGCAAAATTAATATATATATTTGCATTACGCAAGTTTTGCAAGAAATAATTATTGTATATATTTATTTTATTCGAGATTCATGGTTTTTATTAGTTTATATCGTTTTCTTGTACATTATTAGTGAAAAATACGAGAAGACAACTTATATTTCTTGTGTTTGAATTATTCATTCGCTCCTATAAATAGTTAATAATCAGCGTTTAATCCGCATATTACCATACGAAAGTCGCCCCAAAAGGGACACTTAAATAATTGATAATTAGAGCAATCGCATCCCCGAACTCTGCCCTGAAACTTTAATCCAGAAGCGAGATTGACCGCCGCGCTGAGGAGCCTCGTGGCGTGCTAGCCTGGGATGGCGTTTGTATATGCCACCGACCAGCAGCAGGGAGGCACCAGGCGCCGCCGCGCGCCCTCGATGGTCCACACCACCACCGACACCACCGACCAGCAGCAGGGAGGCACCAGGCGCCTATATATATATATAAAAAGGAGAATAATTGTATGTAATTGTAAACAAACGTAAAAAACTACTTATAGTTGTTTGTAAAGGTTAAAAGTAAATATATTTAATAATTAAATATCGAATAAATTTGGTTATATCAAATTTATATAATACCTTTGCAAACGTAAACAATAAACAAATAAAATACTTTACAGATTATGAACAAAAAACAAACAGCGGTTTTAATCGCACTTGCAACAATAGCGATTAATAACAAAGAAGGTTTTACAGTAAATGCGGAAACTTTGCAGCCTGTAACACGCGGTTACGCTGTAGCCGTTGCAGACACTCAAAACTCGTTCGGCCTCGAAGGTCTTGCGAACGTTGTAAAATATGTTTGTGAACATCCAGAAATAAATGCTTTTGGCGGCTGGTACAATAGCAAAAATAACATGTATTATTTTGATGCTACCGTAATAGTAGAGGATTTAGCCGCCGCCCTTGAGCTTGGACGTATGCACAAACAATTAGCGATTTTTGATCTTGCGAACGGCTTAACTATCGACCTTTAGATAAACAAGGACCGGCGGCGCCGGTCCTTATATATAGCAATAACAAATACTTTATATTATGATATATAACAAAGAAATAAATGGCGTTAAATTTACAATTGTTTGCGAGTCCTGGCAGACTCGAAACAGTTGGGGGCATAAAGTTTCGTTATATAGAAACGAGTCTTTTTTTGTTGGTAGCGCCAAAATCCGCTATTATAATAGGACTTGGGAAAAATACCAGTATCAAAGTACTATTAAAAGCGTAATTTTCAACGCTATTCAAGAAATAAAAGCGGCGGCAAAGAAAGTTTTTTTAAGTGTGCATAACTATAAAGTTATGACAAAAAAGCGCGCTATGGCCTTCCTTGATTACCTGAAAAAAGATAATGAATATAATATATATAACGAACTTTTAAAAATGTTCTAACCGTTCACGGGCAGCAATTACTTGCAGCCCGTTTTTATTTTGTGGCTATCCGTGGCTACTCGTGGCTATCCGTGGCTACTCGTGGATACTCGTTATAAATCTTATAGAACATTACAGATAACAGGGAATTATAAACAAATGTAAACAATACACATTACATATATATATAATTATATACGAATGTTAAAATAAATACATATGATAATTTTTTATTGAAAATATTTGGTCGTTTCAAATCTATATAGTAATTTTGCAAACGTAAACAAGAAACAAATAAATACTTTATAATTATGAGAACAATGTATCTAATTGAACATTATGCCATCAACCGAAAAAACGGTGTTTGGTCGCTTATAGGTTATTCGCGTGTTGACTATCGCGTAAAAAACCTCGTTATGAAGTCTGTGAAAAAACAGGGCTATCAGTACAACAGAAGCGAGAAGGCTTATATCCTGGAAACAGATCCTGTTGAGTTTTGCGCCGACAAGGCCATCACAGTGAAGTCTTATGCAATATAATTATAACAACTTTAATACTTTACAGATTATGGCAAAAATCACTAAAAAACAGGAGTTTGACGAGCTTTCAAAGTTCGGTTGCGCTTACCTTCAGACTAATAGTTATGGCGGTTATTGCATCGTTATAGATGATGGCGGCGAGTTCGTATTGTGGCGCGACTGCACCAGCAGAAACGAGCATACGGCGCGACGTTGGCAGCGTATTAAATATACCTGCCCGCGTGATCCTGAAACCGAATCGCGTCCGTACCTTACTATATACGGCATCCGCTATTATTTGGACGACTTTATGCGCTGCGCCTAACCATACCAGGGAGGCTCCGGCCTCCCCTATTATAGACAACATATAACATCACCAACTTTATAAATACTTTACAGATTATGAGTACACCGAATTTTTCATTAATGAATGCTTCACGGTATTTCGTGTTAGGAATGCCTGTATATTACACACAGGAAAAAATAGACGAGCGCGAACTCGACCAGAACCTTTTAGGCGAGTTTGACGAGATAGGCACAGAAAGGCTTTTCCAGGACACACAACATAATGTAGCCTACGAGCTGAAGGCGAAGGGCTGGCACGATATAGAGGAATGCGACGGAGATCGCAGCTACCCTACATCTTTATTCTCTGAGAAAACGGTATCTATTAAGTGCGGCGATAATACCATCGACGTTACTATTCAAGCGGGCTGCACGTCTGGCTACTATCAGGCAGCCAATTTTGATTGGTTCGTCAGCATCAAGACCTATAGAAGAGTTGATTATTATTACGAGACGTGCGATTATGATTACAACGACTTGACAGCCGACGACGTGATCCGCGATGATTGGTATGAGAATAAAGGCTTGAGCAAGATTCACGCTGCGCACATCATCCGCAAAATTGAGGCCGTTATAGACGACTTGAAAAACGAGGCTGAATGCGCATTTTCAAAGTATTGCGACGAGGAGATGTTTTGCGCCTGGAATGCCTTCAATGGTGAAGCCGGCTACAGCACAGCGGGCAAACGTCTCTGGCAAGAATTAGAAGAACTGAATAAGAAAACCGCTTAAACAATATATCATCATGGCACAGAACATCACAATATCACGCACAGCGGACACTCGTGCCCTTCTGACGGCTTTGTTCGCTGTCATCGTGTTACTCGTCACTCGCATGGCCAAGAACGCCCTGGCGGCCTTTAAAACGGCCCGCCAGTGGCTCCGGGCTCAGCACAGCTTTTATGGCCGGGATGGCGACCCTATCCAGTGCACCGGCTGGCAGTTCGTCGGCTACAACATCATGGCAGCAGTAGTGGCAATATTGCTCTGCATTAAGTATTAATTAACGCCTTATTATAGGCACATAAAAATATCACCAACTTTTAAAAGTTACAGATTATGGCACAGATAGCATTATTCAACGTTACTAATGATTCACAGTATTTACCGCAGCGTCGCGACATGTTCAACGAGGCACGATGGAAGGAGGCGAAACGCCTCATGGCACAGGTCCTGAAACTGACAAGCAAGGAGGCAGGCCGATATACGTCGCGCTTCCTTCAGGATAGAATGGTCGGTGCGGACTTTCCGGCACCAGCTGGAGGCTATCACAACGGCATCACGTGTATAGCCAACGGCGGCGAACACAGCCAGCAGCGAGGCGAGTTTACAGTGTACGATATTATAGGCAGCTCGTATATTTACGAGGCTCCGACATGCGACATGTGTATAGCCAACATTCCGGAAGAAGGAGAAACGGAGTACTACCGTATATCGGTATTGTCTTACTAATCATCATTCACGGGCTGCGCCTGGCAGCAGGGCAGCCCTATTATAGAACATCTAAAAAATTGAGAAATTATGAATCAGATATTTGTTGAAGCAAAAAAACTTATTTGCAAAGATGGCTCGGTGTGGCTGTGGGAGTCTGAAAGCATGGAGACGGTGCGCTGCTTCGCATCCAACGAGGATGCACAGAAGTATATAGATCTGCATCATCAATTTTGCCGTGAACGCGGCATGAAGGAAGAATCCTACAGCATCGGCACGGAGACAGACTTTATGGCGGCTGCGAAAAAGTATGAAGCCGACAAGAAGGCCAACGAGGTGAAGGAGTATTGCAAGCACGTTGACGCATTGATAGAGCGCCGACAGCTTGAAATAAAAGCTCTGGACGGACTGGCGCAGGTATGCCGAAAGTTTGACGGCAAAGTGCTGAATAAGCGTTTCCGTGACGCTGTAACAGAGGCTACCGACTTTTGGTGCCAATTTGGGCTTTATAGTTTTGATTTTTTTCATACAGAACAACGTAATGGTATTTGGGATAGTTTTAATTTTTCTATTTCAGCAGACTGGAGCCACGGCATCAACCGCTACACCGGCAAGAAGAAAGATATGAATCCGAACGACTGGCAGTGGAACACGGGCGACCGACTGGAGGCTGAAAAAGCTATTGCCGTTATAGAACACTATAAAAACGACCGTCTGGCGACGATTGAGAACCTCAAGGCATCAAAAAAGAAGTATGCAGCCTATCTACGCCTGGCACGAAAAGCAGAGGCTATTATGAAAGAGATGGAAGGTTACTACTACGAGATCCGCGAGTATGCCAAAGAGAAAGCATTAAGCCAGTATAGCCACCACTCCTACTTCTGGAAGGGCTATTAAACATCATTCATGGAGCTGCGCCTGGCAGCAGGGCAGCTCCCTATTATAGAACATATAAAATTTTGAGAAAATCATGGATAAAAAGAAGTATATCGACGTGTTGACAGAACAGGCAAGTAAGCACGGCAGACCGCAGGAAATGGCCCTGAGCGACTTCTGCGACTACCTTTTAGAGTTCTTCAGCATTTACGCCTTTAAGGCTGGCACCGCTGAATACAGCCAACATATTTTGAGCTGCACGAAGAAGAATCCCGACTTTGCCGGACTCACCTGCCAGTGGCTCGACGATGTGGCAACAGCAATGGAGCGTGGCGAGTGGCTGGACGTGTTCGGTATTCTGTATGAAGAAATGTATCTGAGCCGTGGCAAGGCATCGAAGACGGGGCAGTTCTTCACGCCTCAGAGTGTGTCGGACCTCATGGCACGGATTAGTGCCCTGGGAGCCGAAGACCATGGCAAGGTGAACGACTGCGCAGCAGGTAGCGGACGTTTGCTCCTGGCTCACTACATGGAGAAGAGCAAGCTGGACCATGCAGCCGGAAGGCGCTTCGAGTATGTGGCACAAGACAGCGATCCTATTGCTTGTAAGATGTGCGCCCTGAACTTCATGGTACATGGCATGCATGGCCGTGTGGAGTGTCGCGACACATTGCGCATGAGTGAGCCGACGGTGGTGTATTATATCAACGAGGTGAAATATCCTTTTAACACGCCTTATTATAGCGTGAGAACGGTATTAGCGAAAAATCAGAAATAAGGTATCACGGGGGTGGAATACCCCCTATTATAGAACATTAAAAATACTATGGATTATGACTTTACAGGAGTTTAAGTGCGAGGCGCAAAGGAGAGGAAACTATTACGACAACAGCGCAAATGCAGCTGAGCATTGGGCTAAAACGTGGGGCTTGACTTATCACAGTCTGTTGTGGTATTACAAAAGTTACACCATCGGCAATTTAACGTGGAAAGGTGGCAAGGTGCGCCTTCGTCACGGATCTTATCAAAGTGTGGACTGCTTTATTGGCGACGAGCCGGTAAGCGAGTATCGCTTCAAAAAAGCCCTTGAGTCTTTTGTACTACCTCCGTTGACTGACGAGGAGAAAGAGCACATCGAGGCAGAACAGCAACGTCTGGATGCCATTATGAGAATTAAGGCGAGCAGAAGAAAAAATCGTCGTCAAGAAGTCAATATCCGTCAACTTTCATTTAACTTTGCAGTATGAAGACATCTAAAAAAATTCACTCCTTCTTACTTAGTGAGCAGGAAGGACACACACTCCTCACGGCTCAGGAATACCCATGGAGCGTGCTGCAGGTGATACCGACCACTCCAGCGGACTTTGACCGCATAGTAACAGTTCTCAAGAAGCGAGGCATGGTAGCCTATCACGACATCGACCGTACATTCTGTATCATCCATTTGACAAGCGGCGACCATGACGGACAACACCCGGAGCGACATTTCACTATCACTCAGAACAACCACATGCAGATTATCGAGGAGTTGAAGAACGTAATGGCGCAGGCAGCAGTGTGGTACGAGTCTAATGTTATACAACGTTTGAAAACTTACTAAATCACGGCTTACTGGACTCCGTCCGCTGTCCGGTCGGATTCCGTTCGCCGTCCCTTCGGTTTCCGTTCGGTTTCCGTTCGGATTCCGTCCGCAGAACATCATCGTGTATTTAAGAACTATATTATAGACCCTTTGAAATATTAGAAATTTATGGCAAGAGTAATTATATTGAGCACCTGCGACGAATGGAAGTCTTATGCTTCCTTTTGACTTTATGGCACTTGGGCATCATCTAAAGCCGGTTGCCGCCGACTGTTTAAGACAATTATAGCAGGCATCAAAGAAGGCTTATTTGTGTACGAAGACGAGAGTATATCTTGCGAGGAGCAGATCATGAATTTCAAGGAGAACGAAAAACGAGAAAGTTTGACGGCCTTCTTGCATGATCTGCAGAGCAAGCTCATATTCGGGCACATCGAACTGTCCGAGCTTAGATAAATTAACCTCTACCCTACCCGCGCCCGGCATGGACTCTGCGACGGTTCGACTCCGCCGACGGGAACGTTAAGTAATTATTAATTTTTAATTAGTAATTATTAATTCATAAAATCATAATCAAAAAAGTATTTTGTTTCCTGCTGCTGCGGTCCGCGAGGATAGCGGCAGCCACAACGCCCACCATGTCGGCATGGCGCCAGGTTCGAGCTCCTGAATGGGCGACTGAAAATAATAAAATACGCATAAATTATATATTAATGCGTCATTTATTTGGCAGTTATAAATATTATTGCTACCTTTGCAACAGATAAAAGGAACAACTAATTTAAACTTAAAATTATATGCGTAAATCAATAGACACTTACATCAACGCGATTGCTCACGACAACGAGCTGTATATTCGCGAGAGCTATATGACAGTAGCAGACTACATCATCAACAACGCAGAGAACTGCTCCGGCTATTACGAGTTCTTTGACGACGAGGAACTCGACGAGACTGGCGAACCGACAGAGGCTCAGATTGACGAGCTGAAGGCTTATCTCCGCGAATACTACACAACGCCGATAGAACACCGCATCGAGGACATTGTGCTCACTAAGCACGGCAACGGTAGCGATAATCTTCAGTATGTAGCCGACGGCAAGAACTTCGAGGTTGATGGCGAGTTCTATGTTGATAAAGAATACCGCCTTCACCACACCCACATCTTCGAGAACGGCGACGAGCAGGAGATAGTAATACCCTACGAGAATGGCGAACACAAGTTATAAATCTTTCAGCCCTACCGCAACACGGTGAAGCGGAACAACATGACAAGAAACAAAGTATTAGCTTTGATTAAGCAGGCCGAGAAGAATATGAGCGGTAAGGACGTAGATTTCGTTGTTACCGATGACATCAAAATTGACGATACAGCGCATTTGTATCTATTTGAGAATGACTTTTGCAAGTCGGCGGCTGTAGGTTACGAGAGCGGAGATTTGTTCGTAATGCGTGATTGGCAGGAGCCTTCGCGTCCAGAGACCGCCGACGAGATAGCCGACTACGACTGGTGTACCGTTGACTGGCAGGATGCCGCCGTATTTGCCGGTTTGCCAAGAATATTATAAATTATGTACGAGATTATAGGCGTTATAAATCGAATATTAAGCCCTATCGCAACACGGTCAAGCGAGTTGATATGAGAGAATACACAGCGAAATACAATACTAAGACAATGAACGGAGTAGAGTACAGCTTTAAAGCTGGAAATCTCGACGAGGCAATAGCCTTCGCTGCTGAACATTTCGTAGCGTTCCCTGAAATAGAACTTTATGACGACACCGACATGGAACGCGCTTGCGAAGGCTCGTTAGTATATAAGAATGGCGAAAAAGTAGTCGCTTCTGCCATGAAGTACAGCGTATATTACAATAACAACGTTGAGTGCAATAAGGTTGCGGAGTTCGCTACATTGGACGAAGCTAAAGCCTATTGTACAGAGAACACAAAGGGCTACGACGAGGTTTGCGCAGGCGACAACTGTTACGAGGGTCGCAGCAACAATTTCCGTTACGAGGTGTACGAAGGTGACAACTACATCATTCTTGACGAGGACGGCGACGTTGCGGAGTTCAAGAATACCGTTTATGAAACCGAACAGTTTTATTGCAATTAATATAGCTAAGAATATCATGTACGAAATAATAGATGTAATACACGACTATCTGTTTGTTACGCTCCGTCTGCGTAATGTGCAGACGGGCGCGACAAGAGACTGGGGATTTTGGGACGACCTGGAAGAATGGATGTGCAAGGAGTACGGTGTGAAGGATCTGAAAGGTCTCGTTATAGAAAAGTTGCCTAATTATGGCGATTGGGTAGAATCAGAGAAATAAAAATCATTCAGCCCTACCGTATTATTAACAAAGATTTAGGAATTATGAAGAAGGAACAATTAAAACTTGTGGTTTAAATAAATTTTGTTATGGCAGAACAGATTAGAGTGTGGAAGTCGAAGAACTTGCACTCCACCTATATGCTTGTATGTCGAGACGAGCTGACGGGGAGGCTGCGCGTCACTCGGATGGATGGCAGGAAGTGTGACAATGAAAAGGGCTTAATAAACAGTTATAACATGTTTGGTGGTGGCCTTTGGGCAGCTTGCAGGGACATGGGTAACGATGTTGCAGAGATACGCGCTGCCGTGGATCGTGAGATAGCCGAGGAAACAGCACAGCGAGAACGTGAGGAGCTTCGACTGAAAGCGGAAGCCGAAGCTAAAGCGAAGGCTTTACAGGAGACTCAAGAGATTAGGGCTGCGCTTGCCGGCACAAAGGACAGCGTATGTATCAAGCCTATTGAGGTGTTGCAGCGGTATGGACTCTTAGAGGAGCGTCTGGAACAACTGAAGCCTGGTGAGTATGCCGTTTGCATCAACTATAAGAAGAAGGGCGTTGTTGAGCTGCGCACGAAAGCACGAACGACCGACCATCTGAAGGTGTTGGCAAAGGTGACGAAGGAGAAAAGAAATAGTAAAGCCTCTTTACATCGTTTTGCCGTGAAGGTGCGCGAAGCGTATCAGTCGGGCATTGTTATCATCGGTAAGACTCACGCCCTTAAAGGCTTCGGCAAGCGCATTGTGGACGCTGCTCTCTGCGTCAAGAAGAGCCAGAACACATATTATTCATCGTCTGCGCCACGTCAGTATTACGACAAGAACACGCTTGTGTATATGAAACTGGAGCAGATAGAGAAAAATGACTTATAATGTTATAGACTATGGCAGAAAACAGTAAAATGACGAGATCGGCAGGCAGGCCTGCCATCGGTGGCAAGAGACGACAATATGTAGTGACCGACGATGTGCACGAGTGGATAATGTCGCACGGTGGGGGAAAATATCTCACGGACACCATGCGCTGTGTGCGCGCTACGAGCGGAGGTAAAGGTGCCGTGACAGATTATGCGATGTGCATTCTTCGCGCTGCCACTTGCTTCGATTTTGAGGTAGACCTTACCGAGCCTTATGCTGACTTAGGATTGAAAGCCCGCGACATGATATTGTCGGAGGTAAAAGAGCCTGAGACTTACCATGTTTATAAGGAGGGAACGTGGAAAGATGGTGTTTTCAGTAATAACTTTGGCTCCCTTGCTATCAGTTCATCGTCAGAATGCCCTGAAGACGAAAGCAAGCGATGTTATTACAGACCGTCGGGAAACTTCGGGGATTATAAGCGTATTCCTTACAAGCGGGTGAAGGCAGGAGACTATTGTTTGGTTAATCGGTATATCGACGACAAAGCACGAGTCGTAGGAGTATTGGCACAAGTAGAGACGTGAAAATAAATAATAACAATAATAAAAAACGAAATATTATGGCAACAAAGAAAGTTTATCCGTTTATTAATGCAGAGATGTTTGATCTTGAAGGCAACAACGACAGAAAGAACGTGACGTTTGACGCGCGAGAGGTCGAGAGCTACGAGTCATGGTCAAGCAAAGATGATGAAGATGAGAACGAGTGCGTACAAGTCAATTTCAAATCGGGACGAAAAATGTCTCTATACATGGAACTCGATCAAGAGCTTTACCCTGGCGACAATCTTATTACTGCAATCGACATGGTGCATTACTCTCACTTCTGGCACGATAACGAAGACCCTACCCCGGACGAGGACGAGGAGTAACAACACACGAAAAACATTTTAAATACTTTATAGAATATGACTAAGATTAAGAATTTTGACGATTATCGTGCGTTGGTAGACGTAGTGAAGATGCACGACTATAGATATTTCGGGCTGAACTGTCCGACCATCAGCGACGAGGAATATGATGCTATGTACTTTGCTTTGCAGGAGTACGAAGAGCAGCACGCGGACGAGATATTGCCCGACTCACCTACTCAGCAGTGTTACAGTGAGAATGGCAACGGCAAGCGTACCGTGGCACGTCGTACGGCTTGTCTGTCGATGAAGAAGCTGCATGATGCCAAATCGGTGGTGAAATACCTGAGAGCACAACAGAAAGCTGCCAACATCAACGGCAAGGGCACGGAGGTGGATGTAGAGTGGAAATTCGATGGCGAGACGGTGAGCCTTGTTTATCGTCGCGGGAGACTCTCGGAGGCCACTTACGGACATGGCAAAGAGCTGTTCGGTATCGACTGCCTGGATCACATGAAGTATGTGAATGGCGTTGAGGGATATGTGGAGCAATGGAAGGATGAGGACCGTGTGGAGCTGAGAGGCGAGGTTATTATCTCGCTTGAAGAGTTCGCTCGTTATAGCAAGGCAGGTAAGTCGCCAAGATCTACAAGCAATGGCATTATGTCGAAGAAAGAGGCTGTGCCGTCGGAGTGCATCCATCTGGAGTTTCATCCTTTCCGTCTTATTGTGGACGGCGTGACAAGACACATGTCGGCGATGCAAGCCTTGGAACGTAACGGCTTTAAGACTTCGGGATTTGTGTCAGCTCTTAAACTTGAAAAGCCGGATGCCGAGCTGGAGCAGGACATCGAGAACATCGTGTGTACTGCCGAAGTGAAACGTGACGCCCTGCCCTACCCTACCGACGGACTTGTATTCAAGTTCGACAACTACGACTATTACGATCGCATAGGACAGACCGACCACGACGCCAAGTATAACTGCGCGTTTAAGTTCCGTCCGGTATTTAAGGCTGTCACCACATATCGCGGTCATCATACCACGGTAGGCGAAAAGACCGGCAAGATAACATACGTAGCTGACTTTGACGAGGTGGAGATGAACGGGCACCGTTTCGCTCATGCCAACTGCGGGAGCGAGCGCACGTTCCTCCAGAAGTGCTTGACGCCTGGCTGTAAGATTGAGGTCAGCTTGCATGGTGATGTTATCGTGTGTGTGGATAGAAAGATTGAAGACGAACCGGCTATTGATGAGAACCTTATCATTGAGGAAAAGCCTATCATTGAGGAAGAATCTATTGCTATTGACGAGGAGCCTCTTGTTATAGACGAATCGGGAATTGTTCTTCATCCGAAGCCTCACGTTATAGAGCAGGATATTAATCAGAGCCAGGAGCCGGAAGCAGAGTCGGAACCTACACCCCAGCCGAAGCCGAAGCGCAAGCGAAACTATCCGCAGGTAGGTGAGCCGACGCTGCGAGAGGAACGTGAAGATAACACGGCAAGGAGAACGGATGGCAAACTGAGTGTAAAGAAGGTATTCGCCGGTGCGCTTGCTGTACTCATGGCAGCGTCAATGTTCGTAGTTGTGCTGGCATTCGCCGGAGCCGCCCTATTCTTTCTGCCGATGATGGGAGATGTTGTAAAGAAGTGAGCTGTAGGACTGCAGTAGCTTTTATAAATTCTACTTTTGTACGTTTGTATATACCTACTTCGATATTTTTATACGTTCGTACGTACGTTAATATGTAAGTACGAACGTATAAATATATCTATTTATAGATTTACATATTTACTAACTTATATACCTATATACTTATGTATGTAAGTAAGAACGTACAAATATATCTATTTATATATTTACGTATTTACTAATTTATATATCTATATACTTATATATGTAAGTAAGAACGTAATTAAATACATATATACATAAATATTTAAGTTGAAAAACTTGGCTAAATGAATTATAATTCTTAAATTTGCAACGTGATGCAAAAAATACTAATGTACTCTTGTATTCACGTACTCGCATACGTTCGTATTTTTATACGTTTGTATCTTCGTAAATACTTACGTATATTGATATTTACGTATACACATAGATATTATTAATATAAACACTTTACAGAAGATGGAAAGACTAAAAGAAGTTCTCGCTATTGTGAACGACAAAGGCGGGGTAGGTAAGAGCACTACAGCTCACAATTTGGCTTGCGGATTGATCAAACTGAACCCCAAGACAAGAGTGTTAATCGTCGATCTTGATGCTCAGGTGGCGAACGTATCGCTGCTGTGCGGATGGCGTGAGCGAAAAGATAAGCACGGCACAATGTACGAGGCGATGGTAAACAAAACAGCTATGCCCGTGTACCAGGTGAGCGTGGAAGGTCAGGACTATCACGGCAACTTATACGTTGCTCCGTCGTCAGAGGATATGTTGGGCGTGGAGCCATTCTTGCTGCGCGAGCTTAATCCGTTGAAGGTACTGCAAAAGCTATTTGCCATCCCGGTTACTCTTACCGAGGAGCAGGGCGGAGAGCAAAGTATTATAGAGGCATTCGATTATGTTATTATAGACTGCCCGCCTGCCATGAACCTTGTTACCAAGAACGCGATGTCGGTAGCTACCGGCATTATCATCCCCATGCAACTTGAGGCGCTGCCTACATTCGGTTCTTCGAGTGTTATACGTTGGGCAGAAGAGGTCAAGGCGGAGATTAATCCTAACCTGGAACTTCGCGGATTGCTGAAGGTGATGGTTGATAGGCGCACAAAAGCAAGTGCAGGATTCTCGCAGCATATCGACGACGAATACGGGGAGTATGTGTTCAAGACAGAGATACCTCGAAGAACAAAGATTGTGGAAGCTCAAGCTATGATGCAGGACATCTTCACGTATGCGCCAGGATGTGATGCAGCCAAGAGCTACGAGGCTTTTGCGCAGGAGATTGTAGACACTTATACTGAGGATTAAAAATTAAGGTTATGGCAAAGAAATTTGTATTTGGCGAGACTAAAGTCGCCAAGACTTCAGAAGAGATTAGAGAACATAGTGAGAGTAAAACGGAGGCAGCTCTTACGAATGACACGCCAGTTGCTGATGCACCTGCTACAGAGAACACATCTGCAACATCTAAACCGGAAGACGAGAATAAGCAGAATGAAACAACATCCGTAACAGAAACATCCAACACTCAACAAGAAGACCCAGAACCTTCAGTTCCTCTTGAAAGCAAGGAGCAGAAGACTGAATCTACAAAAAAGCCTATGACAGCGACAAAAAATCGCAAGAGCAAGAACACGGCAAGTCGCTTTGCATTGAATGGTATGAAGACTGAAAACGGTATTGTTGTGAATGTACCGATGGACGACTACATGCAGCTTATGATGCTGAAGATACAGACGAGCCGCACACTGAAGGATCTTGCGTTACAGGCAATACATGAGTTCGTAGAGAGAAACAAAATGTAAAATCTAAACTAATCTATTATGAAGAAGATAATATCAGTTTTGTTTGCGCTCTGCCTCTGTATGGCAGCAAGCGCACAGCAGCACATGAAGTTCATGGGAATACCCTTAGACGGAACAATAGACAATTTTGCCTTAAAGCTGAAGGCTAAGGGTGTGACATACGATGCAGCGAAGTCGAAGACTGCAGGGCAAGGCTGTAGAGTTTTTAACGGCACATTTATGGGTGAGAAAGCTACTATTAATGTTGCTTATAATCCTAAAAGCAAAATGGTGTTCAGTGCTGCGGTTGAAATGCAATATCCAACTGTAGAGTCTGCTCATATCCCTTTCTTGAATTTAACCGAGAGTTTGCAACAGAAATATCCTAATACCACGCCCGAGGAAAACAGAGGTCCCGACGGCGAGTTTATTGGACTGGCGTTTAATATTCCTGACGAAACAAGTGGCAACAGCATTGGTTTTATCCTTCAATCATTGAAAACGTCCAGCTTCGGGTCTGGCGTTTCTATTTGTCTGATGTACACCGATATGGACAACTTTGAAAAATGCGAGGCGATATTCAATGAGGACTTGTAATGTGTAAGGTAAAATTCTACTAAAGTTTTTTACCTTGGTGAAAAGGTCATAATGTTTTTTACCTTAAAAGGGATTAGGAGGTGAAAAGGTCATAATGTTTTTTACCTATTATTTAAAATAAACATAATAAAATACTTTGTTTGTTTTATTTAGGGAAGACAAAAAATGCACTTATACTCCTATATATTAAGCAATTAGAAAGATTGCGAGGTAAAAAACATTATGACCAAATACCCCTAAAAAGGGCGGTTGAGGTAAAAAACATTATGACTTCTTTACCAAAATCACGTAAAAGCATCTATTATGGAAAGAGAAAAACATCTACCGCAACAATATATCAGTACCCCTTTTGCTTACACAAAGTTCTCCAAGAACCTGTCATTGCTTCAGCAAACGGTATTGACTAAGGTCAGCGAACACCTACAGGGTTATGTGCGTCATTTCTTTGGAAGTAACTTACGAAATGACCCGAAGGTGCCGCGTCCTCTTTTTTCCGAAGCAGAAAAGAACAATGGTATGCCGGAGTTTGTTATGTCGTATGCTGAGTTAGGTGTGGATATAGCCAACTATAATGTAGCGCGTGCAGCCGTCCAGGAAGTTCTAAACCTAACCGTTGATGCTCCCAGTGAGGACAGCGACGGCAAGGCTTCCGTCAAGGCTTTTAATATCTTCACGCACGCCAATATTTCTTTTGAAGGTGGTACAGGCGTGTCTTTCAGGCTGAATCCCGAGGTCGTGGACTATGTGTTTGACATGAGTCAGGGGTATGTGCGCCATCCTGCTGATATAGCACGAATAGGACAGATTGAACGTATGCCCATGATGTATTATTATCTGCATAAGAAATCAGAGCACTGGAAGCATCGGAGTGTACGCTTGACGGTATTAGAAATAAAGACATATTTGGGTATGCTGGGCAATATTACCGAAGGCACAGACGAAAGGTCTGGACGACCACGAAAAGACGGAAAAGAGAAGAAAGAGGCTTATCCTAAGTTCTCTCAGTTTAAGAAGAATGTCATTGAGACAAGCATCAACGACATTAATCGCTTGCGAAAAGACGGATTGCTTGATGTTTGTGTGTCGTATGAACCTATCTATAACGGCAAGCGCAAAGTTGGTAATCCTGCATATATAGAGTTTACAATCTATGACACCATCGGGCAAATGCAACAAGCAGTACAAAAAAGACAACAGCTCAATCTCTTTGCTGATGTCGAGGAATTGAAGCCGAAGCCAGGTGAAAAGGAGTGGCAGAAACTTTTGACCATGCTTGACGGCGAAGCAGGCGAGTGGCTGGGTAGTGAGATGTCGGACTTGTTGAAAAAAATGACGCTTGATAAATATGACGGCAAGACTGTCCGGATTATTGCGACTCAGAAACAGGTGGCAGACATGGAGAATTTGCTGGGTAATAATGTACTAAAAAATAAATTTAGCCAATTACTTGGTCATTGTTTTAAAGGCGACAAACGTAAAAAGGTTTGTTTGGATTATAATAAAATTAATAAATAGTTTTACACCGCTTACCCTTCCCATGGGGTAGGCGGTGTTTTTAGTATGTCCTGTTGATGTTAGCTACTTTTTTTAATTTTGTAGGTAGAAACCAACAGGACATATATATGGGAAGAATCAGAAACATCATGTTATGGCTTATGACTGTAATCACGCTTTTGGGCTGTGCGGCTTCGCGTAAGACGATGATCGGCAGCCACGAAGAACGACGAGATAGCTCGGTGGTTGCTGTCACGGATAGTATGACAAAATCGGAGGTAGAGACGGACAGCACGGTACGTTTCGCCACGGACGAGAGTTATGCGTCCGGCTCTATGAGCGAGAAGGGTAGGGGAGAAGAGACCATTCAAGAACGAGTGACAGAGAGCACGGATGCTCAAGGCAACAAAACCACCACCACCGATCGCACAATACACCGCAAGGGCGACTATGAGCGCAGCAGTTCGTACGAGCAACACTTAAAGCATCTTGAGGCGACTATATCACGGATGCAGCACACAATCGACAGTCTTGTGTTGAGTAATAAGCTGAACGTTGGCACCCACTGGGCGAAGAAGGACAGCACGAATGTGGTGAAGGAGAAGAATACGAATGATATAAAGTCAACATCGACTTCTAATCTAATCACACTCTTTTTATTCTGGATAGCTGCTGTTGGAATTTGTTCATGGCTTTACAATAAACGATAGAAGGTATGGGCAGAAAGAAACAAGACATGATAGAAGTCACCACGCAACCGGAAGTAACGCTTCAGGACTTTGTTATTCCTGCTAAGATTCAGGCGTTCTGCGACAAATACAAACCGCTGAGCCATTGGCGCGAAGACTGCGATGTGTTTACCGACTATCAGCTGCGCACGTACTTTAAGGCCGTAGTTTGTCCTCTGGGCGATCCGCTGGCTATCTATCTGCAGGAGTTGTCGGAGAGAGGCTTTAAGATGAAAGACGACGTGTGTGGCGAGCCCGTCATCTACGCAGCGCTCCGATGAGCGCCGTCAATTAACAACTAATAATTAATAATCAAAAATATAGAGATGAAGAAACCACATTATTTCTACAAGGTGTCGGCAACCTCTGATGTTGGCCGCGAAATTCAGAATTACATGAACAGATGTCAAAACGCCGAACAACAGGCTCTTGAGTGGGCGAAAAAGCATGGCGCAGAACACTATTACGAGTCGCCTGACGGCATGGCGGGTGGAGTAGGCGCAGTGGAATTTGCCGACTCCTCCGAACGAGACGGGTGGGACAAGGAAGTTTCGCCCGATGGTCGCGTATTCTTTTTCCCGATGTCTGGAACCGACTTAGAAAAAGAGATGAATGCGCTACCCGTTGTAAGTGAAGCCGAACTGATCAGCATCTTTAGTTTGCAACCAAAGCGCACAAAAAACAACCTCCCCCTGCCGATGACCTTTGGTGATAGCACGCCCGTTGTTTTTCTCCATCAAGGCTTCTGGTATGCCGACGTGCCGTATGTGAGTGCAGATATGACACTTACGCAGATAGAAGAGAAGGAGTTCTATCGTCGTAGAATGGCGGCTATAAATGAACAGAAATAAGCAGTAAGTAGTTTAATAGTTAATAAGTGGTTAATAACTTTAAGTTAGTTTTTTAGGTTTAAGTTAGTTTTGTGCGTTACCCGTCCGTGAGGATAGGTAACGCTTTTGCTTTCTACCTTAGTCATGTGTCGGATGTTCGGCAACCATATATCCGTCGTTCACACTCGTATTCTTGTAGCGCCTTGCGTCGTTGAGTATACTCGTAAGGTTCGCTATCTGCTTTTGCTGTTCAGCAATGATGTCGAGTAGACGTGCGCGTTCCTCGCTGTGCCGTTCGTCAGCTTCTATGCGTTTAGCTTCGAGGTCGAGCAATGCTTTCATATTTCTATCACTTACATTGCCTACTATTATCATTTTCCCTTGATCTGAGTCGGGAGCCTGAACACAGATAGGAGAGGCGTTGTCCGTATTTTTGTGCTCTTTTTCATCAGAAGATACAATACCTGGTACCACAGATGGAATTATCGTAACATCCAAAGGGTCGAGAAGCGCACGACTGCCAGCCTTACGCTCGGTAACATAGCCGCCGTCAGGAGCAAATATGTCGCCTTCTTGTGGCTGTACGTACATTGCACTCCTCGTTGGATCACTATCTTTATCATAAAAGAAAGCTGAGATAGGCACTTGGAAGGTGTTGCAAAAGCGCAATATACTTGATACCGGCATAGGACATCTGCCTTGTTCCCATAGACGCAGACTGTTGTTTGATGTAGAACCGATAGCTTGCAGAATAGTGTTGATGTTTATCCTGCCGTTGACCTCCATCCACCTACCGAGGAAGGAATAATTGTATTGGTACTTCATAACTGAATTGTTTTAAAATGACACTTGTAGGTTAAAAATTGTAAATATTGAAAATAAACATAGGTGAGCTATTGTTTATTTATATTTTAATTCTTAAATTTGCAACAAATATAGTGAATAACTGAAAAATGACAAAGGAAAATCTCGAGAAAATAACCACACCATTGCAATCTTTGGACGTTAAAGATATTTCGGTGGAAGAAAAGAAATCGTTGTCTGATTTTATGCAGACAAAAGGCTTCTCTGTAGCCACTTTTTATCTGCGTTTCTTTAAAAATGGCTTCTCTGTTTGGGAAATCATCGGCATTAATGAATGTAAAAAACAATTCTTAGCTATGCCAGAAGTAGCCGAGCTATTATTGTCGTATGTAGGAGACGAAGCGCAGGGAGACAAGGGTTATCTTTATACTTTGGCTAAGAGCGAAAAGGCTGGTGTTTTCTACGATTGCTTGAAACGTGCCAATACTGGACTTTGCAAAAAGTTCTTCGACTTTATGAACGAGCGCGGTATGAGCACAGGTACTGTTATTAAGCGTTTCACCACCGACAACTGGAAAGAATGGGAGGCTAACGGTATCAAGAATTGTCTTTTGCAGTTTAACCTAAAACCTACTAAATAAAAAAAATGATAGATATTACTTTAGATTTTGAGACTTGTGCGCTTGCGCCTACGGCCGCCGTGATGAGTGTCGGAGCAGTAGCTTGGAATCGTGATGGAGACAAATCGCCTTTCTTTAATGACAATGGTGCCGTTAAATACCCTATATTCTCGGCTCATGTAGACCTTCGGGGAATGTTTATTGAGGGTTTTACTTTCGATGAAAAGACCGCCGAGTGGTGGAAGCAGAAGAGCGAAGGTGCGAAAGCAGCCGTTCTTGAAAGTGATGACGACGCTACGCCATGTTCGCCAATAAAGACTGTTGTAGCCAATCTTTTTGGATGGATTAAGGAAATCAAAGAAGCATTGCACGATCAGGACGTCTGTCTTTGGGCGCAAGGTTCTGATTTTGACATAGCCATCTTACGTAACATCTGTTATAAGTTGGGCGTGGAAGTTCCAGTGCATCACGCCAACTTCCGCGACCATCGTACGTTTATCTACGAAGCAGCTCGTTTGATCTGTAATGCCCGTGGAGTATTCTATCATCCGAGCAAGGCGTATGACCTTGTGGATGATTATAAGAAGGTGGAGCAAGGTGCGGAGCACGACCCGGTATTCGACTGCAAGCGTAGTATCTATTCGACGTGGCGGATGATGAAACTTTTGAAACGGTTGAAGTACACTGACGAATGATGGGACAGTCTATACATCGTAAGAATTTCCACCGCATTGCCTATACCGAAGCCTTGCGTGATGACGACTGCAACCTTCGTGTACTGCTCTTTCACGCCCCCTTCGCCTTAGTGAAGGATGTGTGTCAAAAGATGTTCACAATGATGCGGGGCAATATAGGAAACATATTAGTGAAGAACGAACATTCTTGCCGCGTGAGAAACGGCAAATGCTATTGGCGCGTGGCGGTAGAGATAATAGGTCTCAACGAGAATATCGTGTCGTTCACGGAGTTCGTGCTTATGATGATAAGTTGTATGCGAAGAACAGCCAACTGTACTATCCGTCACTATCGTACCGAGACGTTTCTGAACTTATAGTGAATAAACAAATGTAAAATAAAAGAACAAAGGACAGCATGGCGATGGAGGTAACGGCAACGTCCTCCTATAAGTAAGCCTTCCAGTGTGGACGTTAGAGCCTCGGAAACTGGTAACGCTGAAAAAGTTTGGCACATCGCCGGCTGTCCTTTTTAAAAAATAACGGCAATCATGTTCTTTCACCCGATATTAAACCGCCTTGCCAACATCGACCTGCACCTTCTCGTGAAGCCTGCCAACGAGCAGCGCATCGAGGGTCAGACCGCGTGCTTCTGTCCTATCTGCAAGAATGGGCAGGACGCGGATGCCGATGTCAAGCAGACGCCTCATTTCATTATCTACGAGAATGAACGAGGTGGACTGTATGACGGCAATGGCGTTGACGGCAATCGGCTGTCTGAGCATGGTGCCGTAAGATGGAAATGCACCCGGACTGGCAAGACCGGCTACGGAGCTGTTGAATTGTATGCAGCGAAGATGGATCTCCCGATGCACGGATATAGTCTTCAGCGCATCTGTCAAAGACTTGTAAGGGATGTGTATGGCGATACCGACGAGGTGCGCCGTGCCTTCCCCGAAGTGTTTGCCAAGATGGACTACCGTACCCAGGCACGGCAGACCATCGAGACATTCTCTTTCATGCCGAAGACCGACTTCTCGCCACAAGAACTTGCAGCCCTTGGGTGTGAGGTGACGCTCGACAAAGGATTGCCTCGCTTCGGCTTTGGCAGTACGTTTACGCCCGACATGCTCAACAAGGACTTCCGTATCTATTCCCTTCTGAGCGTGACGCTGCCCGACGTGATACGCGACGGTCAGCACGTTAGCGAGATTATTCACGGTACGCCTTGGAATCCCTTGTTCGTATGCTTTGCCTCGCAGGAGATAGGTCCGCAAAACTCATACGGATGTTTCTTCCGTCCGGCAATGGCTGGCAGTGAACCGATAGTGTTTTCTACCGCCGAGGAGCATGGCGTGAGGAAGGTGAGCAAGTGGCTCATGGGCGACAACGTGTTTGTTCATGCAATGGATAATCGCAAGAGTGACAATACAGCTGTTCATGCTGCCATCCAGAAGTTCGAACCGACGGAGAAGTATACCGAAGAAAAAGAAATATGGGTAGAACGTGAAGACAAGAATGGCGTGGGGAAAGGAACTTTTAAGCAAGAGAAGAAGAAGATTCCTACCGCTCAAATAAAGGCTCGCAATATCGTCTTTTGTCGTACTCCCGAAGACGCATTGAGCGTGTATTATGCCATGCGTTCCTTGCGCCTTGACAAGATGGAAGACCAACACTTCCAAGACTTCTGTTGGTATCACGTGGCGTTCTCCATTGGACGGAGAAACTTCTGGTACATAGAGCGCGGCGAGTGGAAATGGGAGAATCTTGACTTTAGCGGTGTACAATATCAGAAGATGAACCGCTTTGCCGAGCACGTCATTATTCTATACCCTAACGACATTGCCTCACAGCGCGACTGTGGGGCTATATGCACCAAGTTCAGCTCATTGTATTATGCAATGCTGCCAGAAGGTTTCCGATCGCGTTATTGCCGACGCTGGCAATGGCTGTATGGCTGCTCTCCCCGGAGTGTGCGCGACTATCTGTTGACGTACACCATGAATGCGGAAGAGAACTTCCAGTTCGACCATGACCTTCGCCTTCCACTCTACTCCCGATTGCGTGGAGCCAGGAACACGGAACCTTTCGAGATAGAATATCCGCGTGATCCTCGAAGCGGAAAGCCAAAGCCACCGACCTGCAAGGTGTCGCCCACAAGGTTGTGGCTCTTTATGACCGCTCACGGATATTATCGTATGATAGACCCCGAGAGCACCGACCTCGTAGGACAGTATATTCACCTGAACAAATGCTTTGTGGAGTATATCGACGCAAAGAGTATTATCCAGGCAGCAAAGACAATGCTTTTGGAATATATAGAACAGGCATGGCGGCATAGCGACAACGAGCGACGTTTGATGTCCGACTGTGCCAATATGGTGGACAAGACCTTCACAGAGAAGTCTGCCGGAGGTTTGCAGAGCATGGTGATAAACTTTGCCGACGCCTTTGATGCTAAGACGGAGTATTTTTACTTCAACAATGTGGCATTGAAGATAACACCCGACAGCATCCGCACGGTGTCGTATGACGACATCAACTTCTTTATCCCCTCGCTTGCCAAGAAGCCGTATGACTTCACGATGCGAGTGTTCAAGACACCGTTCACCATCACCGAACGACAGGAATACCGCGACCGACTGGAAGCGATAGACAAGAAGGAGAAGATGCAGAATGAGGATGGGTCGCCAGTTTTCACCTACGACGAGATAAAGCAGATGCGTGGCGACCTTATGGAATGGGCTCAGACATACCGTTGGGATGTCAACTGGCAAGGACAGCAAGAAAAAGACCTTTGGCCTATTCTGCGCATAGTGCGCGGATTCTCAAACACCCTTTGGGAGCGAGAAAGAGACGTGCAACGTAGCAAAGAGAAGCTTACTGATGACGAGCGAGCCGTAATAAACGCCCATTTCGCCAATATGCTTTCGGGCATAGGCAGGCTTTGTTATCGTTCATGGGAAGGGATGCAGAACGTCTGCCCTTATCTTCTTGAGGATAATATCGCCGACGAGAAGCAAGCCTCTGGTGGTAGCGGTAAGTCGGTATTGGTAAACCTCGTGGTTGGTTCGGCTGTCAATGTGTTTTGCGTTGACATGAAAGACTTCCTTACCGTTGTCGATGCAAAGTTCTGTCTTTCCGACTTGCTCATATATCCCGGCAAATATCGGGTTGTACACTGGGAGGACAAGCAGAAGAACTTTCCGCTCAAATACTTCTACAACAAGATTACCAAAGGTACGAAGGTTGAAAAGAAATTTGGCGACCCCGTCAGTCTGAAGATGGAAGACTCGCCGATGCACGTCATAACAAGCAATAGTCCGTTGAACGACGACGACCCATCTACTATAGGTCGTTTTCCTTTGGTTAGTTTCTCCGACCGCTTCGCTCGCGAGAATCCTCAAAAGCGACAGCCGGCACGATCACCATCCGACATTATGAAGCGTTTTGATACCGACCCCGCAAAACTTACTGACACCGACCGCAACCAAGCCATCTACATCTGTGCCTTGGCAGTGCAGTTCCTGATGCGCTATCACACCTTTGCCATTGCACCGCAAGGCAATGTGCGTCGCCGCCAGATGGTGCAGAAGCTCACCGAGAGCATTGTCCGCTACTTCGAGTGGTTCTTCTCTCGCAACGAGGTCTACGGTGTGCCGATATGTACCGATGATATGTTCAACGAGTTCATGCGCGACTGGGCAGATGCCTCTGAGGGTAAGTCGAAGGAGTATAGTCGAGCCACCTTCAAGAAGAAGATATACGACTATTGCGAAAATATGTCGATAACGTGCAATCCTAAGCATCTCTTCGAGAACGAGAGTGACAAGCAGCGCAAGTGTTTCAAGCTGCAGGCTTGGGTTACGCAGGAATACTTCACTGGGCGCGAATGGGAGAACGACAATACCATCGAGCCGAAGTTTATCCGCTATATGCAGACTTCCAAGCACGTCTTCTTCTTCTTCCGTCCTGGCAAGGATGCGATACCGAAGGACTACCGCGAGCTCAAGCGCATAGCAAAAGCCTTTGCCGAGCAGCCTGACCCTCTGCCTTACCGCGATGACGATGGTAACATCATCACGCTTACCGACGAGGAGAAAGAACGCTGGGAGAGCAATAAGACACGCAAGCAGGGTAGGCGTATGGCGTCGCCTCCGGCAATTACTACCGCAGCAGCTGTTACTCCGGACGTAAAGGAGGAGGACCTGCCGTTCTGATTATATAAAAAGTCTAACTTAAAATATTTATAGAGTATGAAGTTATACCGATATATGTCCGTCAACGAATGCAGTCAGTTGCGTCGTGGCGAGACATTAACAAACACAACCGATCACAGCTCGACTCGCGGCACGGCAAGCACGGCAAAAGGTTTTAGTTTCGGTATCGGAGATTCCGAGCAGGCAAAAAAGGACTTACGCAGGTTGCGTGGAATTATCCGTGCTGAAAGACTTCTGGTGTTCGAGCCAAAGGACATTTCTAAGTTCACGCCGTGCCAGGGTCGGTATGTTGATTACGAAAAGATAGATTCCGAAGGTAAGTGCGTTGACGACTATCCTATAGACGGAATGCCTTGCAGGATGTTCGACGAGTATTGCATTGAAAGTTATTCGTTGGACGACATTGAGTGCGTTGATTTGGTTTCCAAATGTTCAGTCGTTCCTTGCTACCCTGAAGAGGTCTTAAGGGTGTATGCCTTTTTGAGGCGTTTTATAAGATAATACAAACAACAAAAAACAATAAATAATATGGCAAGTTACAATGGCAATATCGACCTGCTTTCGCTCAACGGCGCACAGGTGTACAAGGGTATTGACAAGAACAACCCCGAGAGAGTGTATGTCTGCATTCCGGCAGGCTTGAACGAAATTAAAGTGGAGCAGGCTCCTAAAGACCCTGCTCGCACATTGGCTAAGTTGCGTGTAAACATCTGGCCACTCAACGAGCAGTACAAGGCTAAGGTGCGCCAGGCTGCTTTGGAGCGTGGCGACAGCAACGTGACCGTACCGACACATGAAATGCAGATGTCTTTTTCGGTTGACTATATCAAGGACATTGTACGGAAGTTTCCGAAGCTCGTAGAGCAAGTGAAGGAAGCCAACAAAGAACGCAACCCCGAGATTGTGAACCAAGACCCCACCGACGAAAACACTCACCTCTTCAAGGCTATCCGCCAGCGAATGGATAAGCGCCTGGCCATGCTTTATCAGCCACAGCCGGCGCAGCATCCGTCACCCTATACAACACCTAATGTGGGCGTAGAAGGTGCAGCCACTGGATATGTGGCACCAGCCGAGAGCACTGACCCACTCGCCGGCTATACCGATGCCGACGTAGGTGATCTGCCGTTCTAATTCAAATTGCGCAATGTGCAACAATTCAAAATTCAAAATTCAAAACTCAAAAATATGAAACTTCAAGCCCAATCATCACGCACTTTACACGCTGCCCTTAACAAGTCAGCAAAGTGTATCGGCTCAAAAAATCCAATTGCCATTTTCGACAACGTGCTGCTGACATGCAACGAAAGCGGTCTGTTCTTTCTTACGTCGTCTACTGCAGAAGCACAACTCACCATCCCGGCGCCTCTTTCGTTGTGCGGTGGCAAGTTTGACAAGCCGATAGTGCTGCCCATCAAAATGCTCAGTTCGCTGTTAGGTACACTGCCCGACTGCGTTGTTACTCTTGATGTAGAGGAGGGTGGTTCGTCGTTCACCGTAGAGTATTGCACTGGCAGTGGCGACAACGTTAAGTCGGGCAAGGCTAAAATGGCATATTTCTCGGGCGACGAGTACCCCCAGATGCAGTTGCCCAAGAGTGAGGCATCGACAATCATTTGTCTGCCTTGCCAGTTATTTCATTCTGTTATAGATACTGCTGACAAGTTTGTTAAGATAGAAGAGCTTCGCCCTCAGTTTTCCAGTTTGTGCGTAGACATTGCTGACGACCGCTCAGAGGTGGTCTTTGCGGCTACGAACGGACACACGCTTGCGAAGATAGTACACAGCAATGATCCGCAGAAGGGCGGTAGTGATTTCTTCCGTAGTGGCGAGCCTCGCAAGACGCTTATCCACCGCAACTACTTCCGTACGTTGTCTGCCTTTGACGGCTGCGAGGAGATCAGTATCGAGAACGACGGAAACACCATTCGTTTTTCGTCGGGCGACATCGAACTTATCTGCAAACACATGGAGGGCAAGTACCCTAACTACAACGGTGTAATTCCGAAGTCCAACCCTTACTTCGTCGTATTCGAAAAGAAGGAAATGATTGACATCCTGCGTCGTGTCAGTCTTTTCTCAAGTAGCGCAAGCAATCTTGTCAAGGTAGAGAAGAACGGCATCTTCATCAACGTTTCTGCGAGTGATATGGATTTTGCTATGTCCGGCGAGGACCAGGTGCTCATATCTAACGCAGAATGCCCCGACAATTTCCGTATCGGATTGAAGTCGTCGGCTTTTCAGACCTGCATCAACTCCATTCCTTCAGACACCATCCGTATGCAGTTGCTTGACGCTTCGCACGCCGTAGTGCTCACCGCCGACACACCTGCACCTAAAGTGATGACGCTTGTGATGCCGATGGTGCTTGACGACTAATCGATAATTAATAACTAATAATTAATAATCAAATGGACGATACTCTACTTTTCATTCCGCCTTGCTGCGTAGATACCAAGCTGCCCAAGGCGGTCAACCAGGCGCCCCACCGTCAGCTTACGTTTTACACACATGGCGACGTGACGGTAGAGAAATTCTATAAGGCAGTGAGCCACCTCGTGATAGACTCGCACGTGATGGTGCTCACCATGCCTTGCCCCAAGCTGGAGACTTTCATGTTTCTGGCGCAGTGCTTTGAGCGGGGATGGATTACCCACCTCATACTCTCCACTGTTTACTCATGCGATTCTTTGCTGAATAAGCATTTGGGCGAATATGCAGACCGCATCATCTATGCACAGAGCGATGATGTGAGTTTTTTTAGCAGTCACATGGTGCTTTACAACAAAGACCGCGCCTTGACGCTCAGCGGACCGATGTTCGATCGTCCTCAAACCGACGCGGCTCTCGTGTCCTACTCTCTCGTGTTCTATCCCTCCCACCTGTTAAACTCCACAGCCGACTGGGGCAATTCTCTCCGCAATATCCTTTTCCCCGACGTTCTGCGTCAGCGCAAGAAGATTTTTGCCGGAGGTGTAAAACGAATTAAAGATAAGGAAATTGACCGATTTATACATCTTGAATTTCCGCCCATGCGGGAATAATGAATTACCAAAATGAGACCTTTAACCCAATCTTATACAGAGCTGCGTCGTTTCGTTGAAAAATGGCAATGGGACGACCCGCGTACGGGATGCCGTGTGACGGGATTCAACCCTCCGCAGACGGCGAGGAATGTGCAGCGAATGCCGTTCTACATCAGGTTTCTCACCAAGACCGGACACGTAGATGCCGGCATGTGCATCTGCCTCGCCGTAAACACCGACCGTCATCAGCGCAAGGTGCAGTTCGTCGAGAGTGGGGAGATAAGAGTTGTGAACGACATACTCGTGCTTGAAGTGGACGGCACGAGATTTATAACGCATTAATAATTGTTTTTTCGTAATATCATCTTGGTTGGGGAGAGCCCCGACATTTTTAAAGTTTGCGTAATAATTTACTCAAATTGTTGTAAAATTTAGTTTTTCAAGTCTTTTGTATTCTGTTCGCGAGAATAGATATAAAGTTAATTTAATAATAATGATTGTTTTTTTCCCTTCGGTTCGCGAGAATAGAAGGTTTTTATTTGGAATGTTCAATCAAAACAATATAGATATGTGGAATTTACTAAAAAATCAGAAAAAAAAGACGGAGAAGGAGCTGCGCGATTTATCTGCAGTTTTCTCTATACTCGATGAGTTTGAAAAGCGTGGCGTTATTCATTGGCAGCGTAAAAACAAAGTACTGCTGATCGAAGAAGTTTTAGGTACGCTGAAGGTTGCCGAAGGCAGAGACGGATTTCTGCGCTTTCTTAATCAGGTGTCGATGTGGCAGAATTATCGTTTGTTGGCCGAAGCCTATGAAGCCCACCGTCTGAAGATTGAGACCGAGGCTGTACGCAAGGCGCGGGCTCAGTTCGCTATGCTCACTAAAGCCGACATGCAGCGCATCCGTCAGAATGCACGTGAGAATATGGATATGATACCGCCAGAGCAGCTCGACTATATAAAGGAGTTCGACATCTTTATCCTTCGTGCCGGCGCTCCGTCTGCTGAGCTGGCTACAGAGGAGAACGGGCAGTTGCTCGCTATCGGCCATTTTGACGGAGAGAAGGTGGAGATGGCAATGTACGACGACGTTAAGTACAATCTATTTAAACCGAAAGAAAATGATTAAACTTTCATTAGACCGCCACGATTTTCTTTATGCCCTTGAAGGTTTTGCGTACGGATCTCATTTGCGTCAGCACGTTTGGAGGACTATGGTATATGCGTCGATACCGCAGATGTCGGTAGAGGACATGGACTACTTTTGGTTCTTCTTGCGGCGTGATTTTTTCGGGTCGTACTTTCGAGAAAAAGAAGATTCGGTGCAAACGCGTTTTGGCTATTACGACTTTATGCACGTTCTTGCGGTGCTGCATCGCGGCAACCGATATAAGGTGACACTTAGAACAAAGGAGGGAGAAGAAGCGCAGCGCTGCCTATGCTACAGATTTGACGGACACTACCGCCCGCTGCATAATTATCAGCGCAGCAAGAAACGGAGACGCTTACGTTTAGAAAAGAAGGTTGCGTTGTTTGACCTCTTTATTCCTGACGAGAATATAAGCGTTGCCGTAAAAGTCAAGAGTGGGGCAAACAAGTTCGTAGAGGAAAACAAGGAAGAATGGTGGAAAGACCTTGACATTTATGATGACTTCCGTCGGAGATTCGGCCTAACGGTTGAGAAGTGCGACTATTGACAATTAAAGCAAAACGAATGATAACAAAGATATAAACAATATCCAATTACATAAAACAACAAATATGGAAACGAAAGAGATAAAAAAAGAAGTGTTAGACAAGGTGATAGCTGCATCTGTTCTTAAGACTATTGGTAGCTGCAAAAACGTTACTCCAGAAGAGGCGCAAGCGGCAGTAAAGAATGCTATTGACATCGTGGAGAGGGCTTTCGCTGCATTTGGGCAGGGTCAGAACAAAGACGAAGCGCAGCCGCAGGAGCCAGTCGGCGAGTCTTTGGAGACTCGCATTAATGATTTTACCCATGCGTTCGAGGCCTACAACCTCTTCACCGTGATACTTGCTAAGTACGAAGGTCGCGAGGTTACTGTCAAACACCTCACCAAAATGGCGAAGCGCTTCGTGCGTATATGTTTGAAGGGTGTGGACGGTGTAGAACTTGACGACATCCTCACTGAGGTAAAAGTTGATAAGAACGGCAGAGGTCATCTGACCTTGTCTTTCCGCAAAATCGTAAAAGAGAAGTAGCCTATGCCAACGAACAACGGATGTCATACCGAACTGGAAGGTTTGGCAAACGATAAAGAGGTAAGGAAGGTTGCGGTAACAATGTTCCGCAATTCCTGCAATCGGCTTGCCGATTTGGTGAACGCAAAGCTATTTGACGGATCACGCAACTGGTACTGGATAGCTGATGAGATAGGAGGCACGTGCGACTTCGAAGAAGCCGACTCTTTATCTCCCGACGAGATGGTGCGTATTTTGGAGGCGGATATGAGTCACGAAGATTATGTTGAGTGGCGCGAAGCAAATTTGGCAAACGACCGATACATCAATCTGAAGTCGTGGCTTATGGGAGCACGGCACGATATGTTTAAAGAAGAAACGAAAACTTTTGAATAATTCATCGGATAAAAACAATTTGTTCTTAATTTATTTTTTTCTTTTCTTAGCGAAGGAAAGTTTTAAAACATTGGCAGTCGCTGTGAAGCGGCTGCCTTTTTTTACCTTCCACTCGGCATCACGAACCAACCGCCGCCACTCCTGTAGTATTTGTAGCCAAGATATAGAGTGTCAAAAGCATCGGTAAAGTCGGTACGTTGCTGCAGTGGCAGCGTCTCCTCACTTTCCGGCTTCTTTTCGCCCGACTTATCCTTATGAAATCCCTTGTACGAAATCTGCACCTCGCACATCTGCATGGCGATGATAAGGTCTGGGTTGTTTATTTGGTTAATACGGATGGCGGGGTAGGAGAGGTGAGCAAGACCGTCATTAATGATTTGATGTTTCACCTCGTGCTTTTCCGGAGCGCCCATGTCTATTGCTGTCACGTTCCAACCTCGTTTCTCCAGTTCTGCAATCACTATCATATAGAAGCGCTCGTCGCTCGAAGCGTATGAGGCTCCCTGCTTGGCAGTGGCATCATAGAAATACGTCACGTCGCGGTTGACGGCTCGCTTTGGAGCGTAGTAGTCTGAAAAATCGGCAATTAGTTCGCGTAGTTTGCGCTCGTTCTTTACGTAAAAACTCTTTATCACATTCAGACACTCCATGCCGTCACGCGCGTAGCCTTGTCCCACAACGAGCGTATTGATGTTAGCATTATAGTCGAGAGCTATATATAAAGGCAGGGAGTTAATGCAGTCGGAATCCATTCGACAGTCGTTGCGCTCGGCGAGTTCCTGGAAGTCGGGTTGGTAACTCTCGCTTGTAATGCGCTTGCCACCGATGATGCCTGTAGATTTTTGCGTAGAAAACTTTGCGGAGCTGAGAGGGTCTATCTCGTCGGGGATATAGCCATGCACATGGTCGATGTCGAGATTTGAGTAAAAGCCGTCGTTCGACTTCTGCATCTTTATATTGAGAATTGATACGGCGAAGGTATATGGTGGCAGGTCACGCTTCATCTGACGAATATAGTCTTCACCTAAAATATCCACATTGTCGAGAGATGAAGCACGACGCACACAGAAAGCCACTCGGCGCAGTTCACGTAGATAACCGTCCGTGAACTTCTTTGAGCGCAGAAACATCTGCATTTCGAAATCCTCTTCTGGCGTAATAAGGTATTCGTAATCGTAAACCAGTTCGGCATCCTTTAGTGGAATGAGTTTATAGTTTACCGCCATATCCACCATTGCCTTCGTGACATGTTTACCATGATTGGGCATGATGCGGAACTGTCCTTCATGCTTCATCATCTTCAGAGCCACGGCACGGATCATCGTGCGCAAATCCTTCGGCACCACATGTACTGAGTGCCCCGTCTTCTTGGCGTTATACAAAAGGTCGTTGTAGCGTATCACCTTATTTGCATAATTCTCCAACTGCTCCTGCACCCACCGATACGTCTTACCCTTGAACGGACCCGTCTCAACGGTTAAGTCCAATTTCTCCTCTTCCTTCTCCAGCCACGAACCTTTGGTTGTGAGCGAAGCGTCCGAGAGAAAGCGTGTTGACTTATACATCGGGTTGTAGTCAGAGAAATTGATGTTACCCAACGGGTGCGTCTGTCCCGAAAGCGCCGGCATCAACTCGTCGGTTACTTTCTTGTAGGGAAAGAACCTCGCCTCGTCGCCTACCATTGCCGAGAACGTGTAAGAGTTGGCACTCGCAGTCTGCGAGAGTGATATGAGTACCCACCCGGCACCATTCGCTAACCAAATGTAATTGTCGTAGTTCTTAGGTTTAAAGATACTCTCCCGAACGTGTTTAGGTGGCCGTCCCCATCCGAAATGGACTCCTTGCGTAAAACCGAACATACGCTCCATTGCCGCCATCGTACTCGGTATGGTCTTGCCGAAGCCCTGTTGACGCGACACAGCCACCCATGCGCCGAGCATACCAGGCATGGAGTTGCTTGCCGCCCAGACATAAGGAGCCACCAGTCCGTCGGTCTTACCCACACGGCGGGCAGCAATCACACGCTCGTCCTTGGCTCCCATGTATAGCGACTGCTGCTGGAACTTAGTTAAATATATGTTATGTGCTTGTTGCATTGTTATCCCGATGTTTTATGTCCTATATGCCATTTGTTGCAAGTCCTGCACCGATACACCGTATATCCCTGTGCCTTGATCTTCGGGTTCTCCTGCAAGAACTCCCAAGCATCATTCTCCGTTTCGTATGATTCCTTCGCCTTCCACGAGTGTTGCTTGCGTGTGTAGTGTTCAGGGTCCGGCTTGAATGGTGGCACTTTGTTGAAGTATTTGTGTCTGTTGTTGCCCATTTAGTTTTATGTTGTTTTATAGTGAATATATTCGCTATAGTTTAATTGAACCATTTTACGGTGGTATCGCCCTTATATCCTTTCTCCCATACGAACCATGCGTAGGCGGCGGCGCTGCCCTTTATTGCATCGAAATCGCCGTTGGGTGCGCATTTCAGCCTTGATGAACTTACCCAAACGCGAATGGGGGGGTAGAACAGAACAGCGCGCGACGTGCCTTGCCTTCGAGAAACTGCAGTTTGAGGAACATCGCTACCTTCTTACCTTCGGGAATGATGCTCAGAGCCTTCTCAACGAACTGCTGCGCATATTTGTAGGGTGGATTGGTCACGATGTTGCCTTTCCACTCCTGGTTGTCAATAGCGAGGAAGTCAGCCACCTCGCCGTAACCTCTATCCACAAGGTCGCGGCTCACCACCTCGTACCCTGCCGCCTTCAGCACCTCGCTTATGTGTCCTTCGCCACACGCAGGTTCCAATATTCTACCGTCGAATTGTTCCAACCGACAAAGCCACTCCGTAGCTTTTGGTTCCGTAGCGTAATAGTCCTCATGCTGCCGTTCACCGTTCGCATGATTACTCGCTCCCAACGTCTTGAATACAGCGGCTGAGCCGCCCACCCAGTCCTTAGCCATTGTCTGCCTCCTTTCCGCATTTAATAGAATAGTTCATATCTTTTACATTTTAAATTGTCTTTTTAAGAAAGGGTTGCTCTTTATGAGTTCTATTATTTCCTCCTCGGAGTGTAAACCCTCCCAAAACACTTCGGTATGTGAATATCTTCTTCCATCGTCAATAGAGAAAGGTACGGCATAGTTGGTATAAACCACGCCATGATGTTTTATCAAGTGGCGATCTGGATTCTTGTAGATGTTATCAATCCATGTCTCGTTGTCACATTCAGTCCATATTTTATACTCTTCATGGGTAAGGGCTTTGTCGATACCCATAGGGTAGTGACCAGCCTTGCCGTTTCCTTCTGTCCCGAAATAGATAATCTTTGCCATATCGTGATTGTTTTATATTGTTTTAAAATTCTCCAAAATCCAGTTTCATCTGTTGGAACTTCTCGGCATACCATTGCTTGTATGACTTGCCAGAAATCCACCAGTCGTAGATGTTCTCCGCTATTTCGTTTTCTTGCTCCTCTGTCAAGCGGTCAGAAGAGGAGCTGTCCGAAAACCCAATGCGGCGAGTCCCCACAAACCGGTGTTCCTTCGGACAGGTCTTCCAGTTACAGACTGTCCGCATCCACTGTTTACAAATGCGGAACGTCGGCATTGCCGCTCCTCGTATTTTACCCCCCCAGTCGGATTGTTTGTAGAATCGAGCTGGATCCCATGTTCCGGGTCGGGATGCTTGATGTAGCCGCCTGCGTCCTGAGCAATCCTCTGACGTTTCTGAGAGGCATCCAGTCCTTGTGGATGTTCCACCAGATATAATCTTTTTTGAATACCCTCCCCGTTTCGGATGGCCTTAATCGCCTTAATCCAGTTTCTTTTTACATGTGGATAGCGTTCGTTTTCTAACATCTTTTGCTTATGCGAACTCATTGGACAGCCGATGCAACCTATGCGGTGCCAGCCTTCGTCGTAGAGCGAGCAATGCGGAACTTTCACAACATCATTAAGAAATTCCCATACGTCTTGCTCGGTCCAATAGATAATGGGCGAAATCAGTAGACTCTCTTTGCCGTGGATGCAGCCTAACGTCTGCTCCTCGTCGGCATTGGTGATGTTCACTCCGTCCTCTCTTGACTTTCGCCTTATGCGTTTAGCCTTCTGCTCTTGTCTATACTCTTCAAGACCATCGAGGTCGCCGCTAAACTTTCGATTGTTTATCTCCACCTCGTTGCGCTTTGCCCGGCGCGAACTCTCTGCCTTACGTATGCCGATAAGCGTAACCTTGCCTGCACCTGCCGTTTCTTTATATTCGGCGCAACACCAACGTACACGCATCGTCGGTAATATTTGTTTTTCTACGGCACTCTGAAAGATGGATTTGCCCGGCTTTTTTAGTTCCACTTCGGGATAGTTTTTCTTAACGAAACGTATCACTTCGGGCGGGTCAACGCTCGTAAGATTCATGTGACCTTTAAACCTTACCCCCGCTAACTGTGCGATATGGTAGAGAGCCTGAGAGTCTTTGCCGCCGCTAAACGCCAAAAAATAGCCTTGCTCGGCATCATAGTTGAGAGCAATCTTCTCCGCCTTTTGCAACAATTCCACCGAGTGAAGCATTTTTCTTTCTCAATCGTGCCGAAGCGCGGTTTAAGGCTTCGGCAAGCGTAATTTTGGTATTCATTTATTTATAAATTTGTATTATTATATTTTTACTATTAAAGTCGGCATTTAGACAAATAGGAGGCGGCGTGCCATGCCAAAGAACTCACGAAAAGTCATTGTTACTCGAACGCAATCCAATCGGACGGCGAACGCAATCCGAGTGGACGGCGAACGCAATCTAATTGGGCGGCGAACGCAATCCGGAGAAACGAACCTTTTAGAAGGAAGCGTTTATTCCGTAATTCCTCAAATACTCCTCGCACCTGAAGTCCTTTCTTGGTGAGAAGTCCTTGAAATTGGTAGTACAGAAAATCATTCGCTTATTGCACCAGCGTGCCAGTTCCTTTTGCCATTCCGGAACAACGTGATTAGGATTCACGGGGTCACGGTATGGCTGAGCGTAAGCATAAACCGCCCTACCTTCGTGAGTCTTGCGAAACCGTTGTAGACGTTCCCACCAATAGTGTAGCCGATGATAGCATTCTTCAAAGTTGTTCTTGCCGCCTATCATGGTATAGAGAAAGTATTCGCCCCGGAATCCTGCCGCATTGATAAGTTGCATGGCTCGTTCACACTCTGCTATCTGTGCCGTGGTGTCGCAACCAAAGCGGATGCGAGAGTCTATCCATTTCACTTTCCCTAACAGCTCGGCATATTCGGGAGTGACAAGCCGTGCATCCATCGCCTGATTGAAGTCGATATGCAGACCGAGGTCGATTATCTTCTTGAGCTGTTCCTTTGCATAGTCGCCCGCCGCAAGAATGTTGTTGTCCATCAGCACAACATGCGTGCGCCCCTCTATGGCAATTTCTTCTATATCCATGTAAGGACGTATGCGCCCCTCCTTTTTCGGAACAACACACCAGAAGCATTTGTTAGGGCACCCCTCGGTAAGTTTGCCTACGGCTTGATTTTTCGGTAGCCAAGGGTACATCGCGTAGAGAGGTTGGAGCTTGTCTATCTCGTCGGGCAGACGCTTATAGATGTCGTAGCCCGTGCCCCCCTTCTCCAGTCGGTCGTAGGAGAACTGCCGAAAGTCGATGTCGGGCGAAAAGTTGAAAACCTTGCTGGCATACAGTATGTCGTAATGATGCCTGTCGAAAAGGTCGGTAGGCTGTGCCCATTCCACTTCATCGCCCTGCGTCGTGTGCCAACGGGCAATCTTGCCGAGAGCCACGTTAGGGTATATCGTAGCTCCCCATTTCTTTTTGCCGTGTCGCCCATCCACGTCTATGAGTCCTATTTTCATCTCTATTTCTTATATTTTCCGTTTATTCCGTGTCGTCCGTTGGCTCAGGATTCGTCAATTCGCTCATTTCGTTGTTTCCGCGTCCGAGCGCATCCTCTTCGTCCTTCTTTTCCATATACTCGAAGTAGTCCGGCTCCTCTGGCTTTCCGCTACTGAGCAGTTCTTCATCCTCGATTCCCTGGAGGTCTTTTGTGGTAAGACCGTACTTTCGAGCCATGCGCTGCTTCTCCTCTTCGGTGTAGTTTACGCGGTCGCGCTTGACGATGCTTACGTCCTGCGTGATGGCAACGCGACTCATGTCCGGCATCTCGTCTGTAGCGTCCTTCTCCTCCTGAAAGTTGCCATACACGTTAGCCAGGGCCTGCATACCTTTATCTACTGCACGATCGTTATTCTGCTGCTTACCCGTGCGTATCAGCCACTCGGCACTACTCAGATACATAGCTTTGTGTCGCGGACTTTCGTCGGTTTGGAAGAAACGTATCAGGTGGTTGCACACCAACACATCGTTGTTGAGCTCCGTAACGGTACGCGGACAAATATTGCCCTCATCGTCGAGCGTAATTTTCAGCGCAAGCACATACTCTTGTGCCTCCTTGTTGCCCTGCGCCGCCTGGTTGAAGAACATCTCATAGTCACGTCGGGCGATATTGCGGCACACCGTCCGAGGGTCGATGTCGCGGTTCTGCACCCATCGCTTGTAGAATTCCGAGCATACCTGCATACGGTAGCGTTGCTCCAGCTTCGGGAACGCCGTCTGCATGCTTGTGCCGTAGCTCAGCCATTTGTCAATGCGGGCGAGCGTGTTTTGTGTAAGTCCTGACATATCATCATTAATTTTTTTGTGTTTCTTGCCTTAAAGTTACGATGTTATTTTTCCCCCATACGGACATACTTAATCTCCCGTACCCACCATGTCCGCATTGCGTAGCATCTTATAAGTAACTTTGTGGTAGAAAGATTCAGGACAACAACACAAAACACAACACAGAAACATGAACAATCCATTCTACTTTTCGCGAGCTATTGCCGCAGTGCTCGGCTTGCTGTGGGTTCACATAGAGCCCTCGATCAATTTTATCACCGTGTGCTTCTTCGCTCTCATTATCGACTGCTATACGGCTTGGCGGTGCAACCGTCGCATCTACCAAAGATACCGCGAAGAGATAAAGCGCAACCCGAAGTGTAAGATGGACGGTAAGCTGCGTTCAAAGAAGATGGTGAAGATGGTGTGGACCTTCTCCGTGCTCATCATGTGTATTTGCCTCGCCTCGTACCTCGACCGCAACATTCTCGGCTATATGAACACACACCTTGCCAACCAACTCACCGCCATGTACTGCCTCGTTCAGTTCGTCAGCATACTTGAAAACGAGAGCACCTGCAACGGCGCAGCATGGGCGAGAGTGCTGCAGAAGATCGTGGCAGACAAGACCGAGCGTCACTTCAACGTGAAACTGAAGGAACTGATGAAGGATAAGGAGGAAGCGGAGGAAGCAGCGAAAGAATAACAAACAAAACTAAGCAGCATTATGACAATAAGCAATATCCTTGAGCATTGGGCTTCCATCTATAAGCCCCTATCTCACAAACCTGAGAGCGAGCGTCTCGAAGATCAGAGTTTTTTCCGCATCCGCTACATCGACCTTGAGAACATTTTTTCCCGTAACGCCAATATCGTTCACTCGCCGTGTATGCTATACAGCGTACTGACCACCGGCGAACTTGTTGACGCAAAGAAGGCATCTGTCTCTCATCAGGTGTGGTTTCTTGCCAAGGTGAAGGACACGCCGCAGACCCTTGGCCGTTACGACGGCAACAAGATAGAGCGCACGGCCAACGACCTCACCGACTACTGCAAAGACCTTATTTCATGGCTTATCGAGGTGAAGCGCACAGGCCGCTGCCCCGTCACCAAGCGTAGTTTTGCTGATGATGCTGTAGTGATGGCAGAGCTGCAAAGCATCGACACCAGTTCCATCTCTTTCGGCATGGTGGGTGACATCTACGCCGGACAATGGCTCGTGGTGGGCATGGACTGGAAGAGCCTGCAACCGCTCTACAACTTCGAGTGTGGCAGCAACGGCAAGTATATTGTGCCGAAAGAGGACTTGAAAGGATAGGAGGGCAGGGCATGGCACGTTTCATTTCTCCCGTACAACCCCCTTTTGCGCCTCTGTCGCGGGTAGCTCCGCTGTATCTCGACCAGACTCTTATGGACCTTGAGAAGAATATGCAAGCACAGCGTATTTATCCAACTGAGGTTTATAAAGGTTATGAGAAAATCAATCAATACCGCAAGAAGCATGGCATGTGGTGGTCTACCGGAGAGGGCGCAAAGTCGTTTGAAGGACACATCTATCAAGCCGACGACCAAAAAGGATTGCTCACGGTGGGTATTCGCTATAACGACTATTTGCGATATGTTGACCTTGGTGTAGGTTTGACGGGCAAAATTCATATTCATGCGGAAGACGTAGACCGAGCACGTCCGGCAAAGAACGCCAAACGATATATTCGCGGTAAGTGGGACCGCAAACAAGGTAAATCACACCGTCCTGCTATCATGCGAACCATACGCAGATTGCGCGACCGCTATCGCAATTATCTTGCTGACTTCTACGGCTATCAAGGTGGCATTGAAATTATCTATGCACTGGAAGGACTTGGCGAATCCGCCAAATCTACATTCTAACTTTAATTCAACACAAAAACGATTATGGCAAATTTGAAGACCGAAATAATCCTCTCTATGAATGGCAAGGCGGCTATCCAGGTGCTTGAAGCTCTGCGCGATAAAGCCAAGGCCGTAAGGGAGGAAATAGACAATCTCGATAAGGACGCTCCCGACTTTAAGGAGCAGAAAGCCGGATTGGAGAAAGTGTATGATGCTTTGCAGTCGGCTCACGAGAATGTTATTAAGGACACGGAACGACTGGACCATGCCCTTCAAAATCTTACTTCCACCTCACTTCAGAATCTTCGCAAGGCTCTGGGCGATGGTCGTCGTCAACTGCAAAAGTTATCTGAGGACGACTTGGCGCAAGCCGAGGAGGTACGTAAGAAGATGAAGCAGGTGGGCGATGAGATACGCCTTATAGAGGGTCAGTATGTCAAGATAGCTGAAGGATTGAAGAATGTCGCCAACCAGTCTGACCAATGGCTCGACAAGGCTATCAAGCAGCAGCGCGACCTTGTGGGCTCGCTGCAAAAATCGGATGCCAGCTATCAGCAGAACCTCGCTACATTGAAGCAGCTTGAAGCCGAGGAAGACAGACGCAAGGGCAAGATGAACGTGGCAGAGGCACGTCAAACGGTAAGTGATAACAATGCCTCTGCTTCGGATTTGCGTCGTGCTAAAGCAACACTTACGGAAGCTCGTGACAAGACAGCCATCGGCAAGACTGGAGAGATTGATTCTTACAACCGTGACCTTCAAGAGATAGAGAAGCGACTGGAGGCTGTGTCGGGTAAGGCGCAGAAGGTCGCAATGAGCTGGAACGAGGCAAAACAGGTGTTAGCTGCGCCAAACAAGGCTACTGGCGAGGACATCAAGCGTGCGATGGAGGTGATACAGCAGAAGATACAGCAACTCCCTGCCGGCAGCAAGTATGTAGCCGACCTCCGTCGCCAATACTCCATGCTCGAACAAACTCTTAAGGGCACACGTATGTCGCAGAGCGCTCTCAACGACATCCTCTCGCGTAGCAAGCAGGGTAAGGCTTCCCTCGACGAACTGCGCCGTGCCTACAAGCAGCTTGAGGAGGAAATGAACCAAGTCAACACCACGAGCAAGGAGTTTGCCGACAAGCAGAAGTCGATGAAAGAACTGAAGAAGAATATCGACGAGGTGACGGGCGCGACCAATAAGCAGGGTGGGGCATGGCATACGGCGTTGAAGAACCTCACGGCATACGTCGGCTTGTTTTCTGTATTCAATCATATCAAAGACCTCGTAACGGGTGCCATTAAGAAGAACTTGGAGTATTCAGGTTCGTTGACCGACATTCGTAAGGTCAGCGGTCTTACGATGGAGGATGTAAAAAAACTCTCTACAGAGTTGGCTAAAATAGACACCAGAACATCCGTGGATGGACTGGCACAGCTCGCCTACGAAGCATCCAAGCTTGGCGTAGGAAAGTACGGGGTAGAGGGCATGACCCAATTTGTAAGAGCCGCCGATAAAATTAACGTGGCGATCGGCGAGGAAATGGGCGAAAAAGCTCTTCCGTCATTGCTGAAGATGACGGAGGTAATGGGTCTTATCCCTAAAATGGGACTCGAAAGATCCATTGAAGCAGTAGGTTCTTCTATGTTTAAGTTGGCTTCTACCTCTACTGCCACGAGCAGTGACATTACTGAGTTTGCAAAGCGATGTACGGGTGTGGCACGAACCGCCGGCATAACAACCGACCAGTTGCTTGCCCTTGGTAGTGCGTTCAGTGCGCAGATGGCTTCGCCCGAAGTTGCAGCTACTGCCATGTCTAAGTTTATTGTGGCGTTGCAGAAGAACCATAACTTGATAGAAAAAGACCTTGCTATCCCTGCCGGAACAATTAACAGCATGTATCAGGCAGGTAACGCTATGGATGCTATTGTCCTCATTCTTGAGAAGATGAAGGAGAAGGGCAATATGAATGCCCTTGGCGAAATCTTCAAGGACGTAGGAGGTGATGGTCAGCGTCTTATTTCTTCGATGGTTACTATGGCTAAGAACGTGGATATGTTGAAAGACCATCTCTACGAATCGCAGGAAGCCTTTGAGGAAGCCACTGCTGTAGGCAAGGAATACTCGATGCAGCAGCAGTCGGCCATCGGTATTCTCGAAAGAGCCAATATCCTTTGGGAAAAGGCGTTTGTCAATCCTGACGGTGTGGACGCTGTAAAGGGCATGGCAGAATGGTGGTATGAAATGTCGGCAACGATGACAAGCAGTCCATTGTTGAAAGGTACGTTGCAGATTGCTTTACAGATGGTACTTATAACATTGAAAGCCGTAGCGACCCTTTTGCCGGTAATCATTGGATATATGGCTTCACAGGGTCTTTATTCTGGATTGAGACTTCTGTGGCAATACTTGACAGCACTGGGTGTAGCGGTAAAGAGTATGTTTCAATATGCAAGAACTCTCTTCACGGCCAATGCAGCGCAAAGCACGTTGAACAAGACTATGAAACTAAACCCTTGGATAGCTTTCGCGAGTGTTATTATCGGCGTGGCAGGAGCTATATATGGATATACACAACGTGCAAGGGAAGCTGCTGAAGCTGCGAAAGAAGCTGAGAGACAGGCAAACGCATGGAAGTCCACCCTCGGTCAGGCAGCGATAGAAACGGAAAACTTGAAGGATAAGCTCAAGAACTATAAGCGAATGTTGAGCGAGGCAAACCTTTCACAAAAGGACCGTCAAGGTCTTATCTCAAGATTTAACAGAGATTTCCGCTCGTACATCAATAATCTCGGCATTGAGATAAAGAACGTCAAGGATTTGCGCGACCATTATGCAGATTTGGCGCAGGAGGCCGAAAGAGCTACCTATTATCGTATGCGTGAGCAAGCAAAGCAGCAGGCTTTGCCTAAGCTGGACAATGACGTAAACACTGCTTCCAATGCAGTTATGGAGAATATAACGAAGTTGGGATTAGACAAACTCGGTGTGAAGTTTAAGGATATATACCGGTGGGTGAAAGCAGGAATGAGTGCCAAAGACATCACTCTGAAACTGGCGAAAATGTTACCGAGGGAAAAGACAGGATTGGCTGATGGATTTAACTGGAAGATAGGCAAGCAGGGTTACATCTACCGTGATACCTATGATAAAGACCATAAAGCTACCCCCGCTACTGATTTTCAAACTCAGACTGAACTCGCCGATATGTATCGCTACATCCTCTGGTTTGTCAATGCTTACAAAAGGAAGGGAAAGAAATTAAAGCAGATTAACAAGGCTTTTAGCAACTGGGTGGATGAAAACTATCAACCAACTCCTCCTGAGACACCAGGAACTCTTGACAACAATGCTAAGGATAAAGACGCAATAGCAGAAGAGAAGCGAAGAGAGAACGACCAGAAGCGTGCTTGGCGTGAGGAACTGAAACAGAAGCAGGATCAGGCGAAGGCCATCATGGATGACGTGAACAACTACTACGACCGTCAGATTAACGCTAAGTTGGCTCAAGCCATATCTCTCAATATGGACAAGACCGAGCAGGAGCAGTTTGTTCTTCCTTTGAGGCAAAACAAAGAAATAGCTCGTTCGCAGGTGCGTCTTGCTGTTGCAGGTAAACCGAATAAGTGGGAGGATGCGAAGAAGATGATGGCTGCTGATATGGTGGAGCAAAAGGACGAGACGGGCATAAACCTTTCAAAAGATTTGCTTGACGGTATATGGAACAACAACATCGACAATCTACGCAAACTCATGGAGCAGTTGGGTAAAAATCTCGGTTTGTCCATGAACTCCATCACGGCAGAGATTTTTGCAAAAGCCACTCGTAGCGAGCAGGAAATTCTGAAAATGGAGCTCAAGCAGATGGAGGCTCGCCGTAAGATTGTTATGGAGCATGACTACACGGGTATTGTTCAGCAGAACTCGTATGACAACTTCAACGAAATGGGTTATGCCGCGCCTACGAAGGAAGAGACTACCGTCACAAAGAAAATGGTTGACGGAAAGGAGGTTCTTGATACGTCTGCTTTTGATAAGCGCAGAAAAGCTATCAAGGATATGTACGAGACAGCTCGCAAGGAACTCGCCCAGCTATATGCCATTGATGTATCAACAACGGATGGTAAGGGAGTGTTGATGAAGATACTCTTTGGCGACGATCCCGACGGTATGGCTGCTCGAATAAAAGCATCATTGGGCGAAAGCGAAGAAAGCTGGAAGTCGTTTTACTTGAATCTTATCCAGTACTCTGATAATTATGCGGAAGCTGAAAAGAAAAAGTACGACTCGGCAAAGAAAATCGTTGATTTCTGGTGGTCATCCAATAAGCGCAATCTTGCCCAGCAGGACAAATTGCGCAAGATGCAAAACGAGAGTAACCTTTTCGGTAAACGTACAAACCTTCTCTCTAATCTCGGTCTCGCCAACCTCACAGCCGACCCTGAGATAGAACTAATGAAGGCGCGTATGCAAGCTGCTGAAGACTATTACGCCTTTGTAGAACGTAACACGAAGAACAAGCAGCTTATCGACGAAGCCGAACGTGCTCGCCAGGAAGCAGAACTTGCCTATGCCAATCAGATGGCAACAGCTATGAAGTCGCGCCTCTCGCAGATGAAGGAACTCGTGCAGCCTATCGAGGACTTCGGCGCAGCCGTAGGACAGGCTCTTGCCGAAATGCGCTATGATGCCGAGAGTGCAAATGACGCTATAAAGACTGCTCTCAAGTCTATGCTTGAATCCTGGGCGAAGATGGCTCTTAATGATGTCAACACGCAGATGTGGAAAGCAATCAACGATGCAGGTGCCAAGCGAGGTAAGAAGAGAGCACAACCCGACATCGACGCAGCGCGTGCCAATGCAAAAGCGAATTATACCGATCTAAACGGCATTGATTGGCGTAACTTTGGTACGGAGTCAAATCCTTTGTGGGTGCGCTGGGCGGGCGACCATTACGAAAACAAATCTGGCGATGCTGTTTATACAAAAGAGGATGGTACGCCTTTGCCTAATCCGAATGGCAGCGTTCCCCAATCTAACGAACCTCCATCAGCGTGGAAGAAACGCCACCCGGACGGAACTATTGACGACTACAACAAGGAAGTTAAGAGTCTTGGTGGTCAGGTGGGTACGTCGATGGCTGGGCAGACAGGCGCTTCTGTAGCCGGTGCAGTTACAGGCAGCAGTAGTTTTGGCGACGCTGCTACTGGCATTGCTATGAGTGGTGCGGATGCTCTTCTTAACGCTCAGATTAAAAAAACTTCAAAGAGTGAGAAGGAGAGGGAGAAGCAGCTCAAGAAGGAGAAGAAACATCAAAAAGACCTTACCAAGGAAACGAAAAAAGGTCTCTCTGATCGTGAAAAGGCTACCGGTAAGGGAGTCAAGAACATAACTTCTACGACGGAACAAGGTAATAAAGAGCAAAGCAAAGGTACTGTTGTAGCACAGCAGACAATCACGAACGCTACCGAGGCGGGCCTTAACGCAACTCTTACTGCCAAGCAGAAGAACAATGACGAAACTCTAAAGTCGGATGCGAATCGCACCCAAGGCGAGGTTACGTTCTCTATTGCTGGTGCAATGGCTAAGTGCTTTGAGTTCTTAGGTCCGATTGCTGGTCCGATTGCCGCTGCCGTAGTTATGTCTACCCTTATGGGACTTCTTCAGTGGGCTTTAAATTCAGCTCTTGGTGGAGGAAAGAAGAAAAACTCAACCAAGAGTCCTAATACTAAGGTTGTATCTGGTATGCTTACCTATGACTCCGGCAACGTACAAGATCTCCGTCCGTTTGTCGGTAACGATGGTAGTCTTTACTGGGCGGCAGAGGACAGCAATCCTCACAATGGCGTATCACTCCTTACACGGCCTACGGTGACATCTATCAACGGACATCCGTCGCTGGTGGCCGAGAAAGGTCCAGAACTTGTAATCGGACGTGAGACCACACAAGCCATGATGATGAACAATCCACAACTGCTGAAAGCTCTTGTCAACTACGACCGCAACTATTCCGGTCGCCACGCCTACGACACTGGCAATATCACCGAAGCAAGCCCCACAATCGCCGCAGGGTCTTCCGTAAGCGACGAAATGGTGTCTAACCAAGCCACTACCAACATCGCCCTCCTGCAAGCTGTAAACACGCTCCTGCAACGCTTAGAGCAACCTATCGAGGCAAAGATAGATATGTATGGCCGTGGCAAGCTCTATGACAGCATGACAAAAGCTAATCAGTTTATGAAGAACAAATAGCCTTCCGCAAGCTGCAAAGCATTTGTCTTGCGCTACTTTTCGTGATTAGCGAAGCATTTATCAGGTCGTCGCGCCGTTAGGCGAGGCGACCTTTTCGTTTGCGCTTCACTCGCTTTTCTTCCGTTTTCTCACTTATTCAAGAATAAAACTTCTGCCCCAAAGGTCCAAAACTATATACTCTTATAACTCCTTAATAATCATGGACATTACATATAATCTACTCGTTAAAAGTCCAAGAATCTACTCAATAACGCTACTACTATATATAAATTTCGCCAATTTTCTTTCTCTCCCATTTTCAAAACTCCCCAACCCTAACAATATAGTTAGTAGCATTAACGCCTATGGCGTAAATAGTTGACATTTAATAAATTATAGGAGATGGGGAAAGGCAAATAAGCGCTGAAAACGCTATAAAAAGCCATATTTCTACTATTTTTATATATTTTTTTTGTTCTTTGCGCTCGTATAGATATATAAAAAAAATCCCCTATTTTTAAACTTTTAATAGATAAGTAACGGAAAATCAGAAAGTTAAATCACTTTTTGAAAAATTCATTGGGTAGTCACGAGGTGGATTCTGGGTGGACAGCGGAGGTGTTTTTCAAAATCATGGACTTCTCATTTTTCGGCATTTCTTTAAAAAATGAACTTGAAAACTAAAAACTGGACTTTTGAAGTATTAAAAGTCTAAACATAACTAACATAAGAAAAAGATAGCCGAACTGTTGTTTATTTCAGTTTTAATTATTAAATTTGCAACTGATATAGTAACCCAGTTATTTCTACTTATAAAATATGTTTGACGAGATTTGCTCAGTATATAAAGAGTCAACCGATGCCGAGGGCCGTTTCGTTGATCGTGAGACGGGCGAGTGCATCCAGCAGATGACTATCCGTGAGTTCTGTTTAACGGATAGATGGAAGCCGTATGTGCAGCGACTGCGTGCAATGCGTCAAGAGCTGGGCAGTAAGGCAAAGAAGATGCCGGAGTACATCGAAACGAAGAAGATGCTACCCGGTGCTACGCTTAGTGGACTGTTTGCTCTCTACGAAGATGATAGTCTTACCCATCCAGGGCAGCGTGTCATGGTTAGCCGACGCGAAAGTCATCTCAAGCAGCATACTGGTTGGCTCGCCATTGACATTGATTTGGCAGACAACTGCCGCTTGAGCAACTTTGAAAACATCCTCATGGTATTGCGTCATCGCCCCGAAGTGGGATTGCTTATGCGTTCATGTTCGGGTAGCGGCTATTTTGGTTTGGTACGCTTGGCATACCCCGACCGCCATAAGCAGCAGTTTAGAGCATTACTGCAGGAGTATGCTGCCATTGGCATCAGTCTCGACAAAGCATGTAGCAACATCGGCCGCGTGCGTTTCGCCTCGTGGGATGATCCCGAGCATATATATATAAATGAACGCGTGGTGCCATACAAGGGCGTTGATGATTTGGTTGCCATATCACCATTGCCGAAGCGAGTGTTTGACAATCAAAAGCAATATGGAGATTCTTCTTTAGAATGCCAGCCGAGACAATCTGGCGGATGGATGAATGATACCCCAGATATTGTGCTGCGCAAGGCGCGCGTGCTTGTCCGTAAAATAGAGGAGAGAGGAGTGAATATCTGTGGAGGGCATGGCGACTATATTGTTTGGCTCAAATGCGGAATGTCGCTTTACTGCATTGATTCTATTGAAGGCTACGACATGTGGAAGCGCGTGTCTCGATTTCGCCCGCTCGATGTAAACCACGGACACCGAGAATCGGATTTCGTTTCGCCTTGGCGCTCGTTCGGAAGTTATAAAGGAGACAATCCTGTAACCGCGAACTCGTTTTTCAAACTTTGCAAAGTTAATAATGTAACACTTTCGCGGGATGATATGCGAGAGATTTATGGATAATTCTCTTTGCTGCGTATTTGTGAAATATTCGATTTTGTAATGTAAAATCTAAATAAAAAGAATATGAAACTGATAACGATTACTGGCCCGAGTGGTGCAGGAAAAGATACAGTTGCTCGGATGCTGTCCGATTTGGGCGATTATAAAGTGATATGTTCTTATACCACACGTCCGAAGCGTGAAGGCGAGATTGACGGCGTGGAGCATCATTTTGTAGAGAAGTGTGATGTGCCGCATAACAAGATGCTGGCTTATACGCAATATGGCGGTTATGAATATTGGACCACCGTAGAGCAGGTGGGCGACAAGGCTATTTATGTTATCGACGAAGATGGACTGAAGTCGCTTTGCGAGAAGTTTTCTGATATAGAACTGTTCAAGATTTGCGTGTCGGCAAAGGAACGCACCCGGCTTCGCCGAGGTGTTACCCCTGAACGCATGGCACGCGACAAGCGGCGCAAACGTCTACCTTTGTCATTCTACGATGCTGTGATCTTTAACAACGATTCGCCTGGTGATCTGCGTGACGAAGTGTTGCGCGTAAGATACATGATTCAATAAAAACGATTGTGGCAATGAGAATGCACTATCTATTAAATAACAAATTAAGATTCGTAAGCAATGAAATTGATAAGCAGTTCAGTGGAATGGTGGCAGCAGCAGAATCTGTCGCAGCACATCGCACGAGTAGGCAGGGTGTGTTACAAGTCAAAGGGTAAGCAGCCCGACGAGAATATGTCGGCAGAGGAAGCGGAAGCCTTCATTCAGAAGCGTGACGAAGAACGCTGCAAGGGCTTCTGGGAAAGCGGACACCGTTCGATGTACCGACATGGCACAAGATACTTCTTTCTGCCCAACGAGAAAGGATTTCCAAACTACGTCTGGGCATACCTAAACGCTTCTCCCTATATCGACTATGCCACGAATGAACACAAGGTTTGGATTAGTGCTAATCTGCAGGTCTTGCTTGAGAACGGCGATATGTTTGAGTCATTAAAGCAATACTCTGTAACCGAAGACGAGTTTATCGAGAAGGCAATGAAGTATAAATGCGAGTCGGCTTTTGCCATTTTACGTATGACATTTGCTGTCACTACGCAGATAAGCACGTCGCGTGAGCTGAATCGCAAGTCGCCCAACAGCATTGCTGAGCAGAGCACGCGCTATTGTAACCTTGAAAAGAAAGGTGGCGTACAGATAGCGCGTCCACATTGGTATCTTTACGGCACACGTCTGCAGCGCATGGTTTACAGTTTTGTATGCCGAGTTTGTGAGTGGGGATATAACCGACTTCTAAAGCTGGGCTTAAAGCCGGAAGATGCACGTGGTGTATTGCCTCTTGATACCTATACGGTGGCGGTGTATACATACACCATCGCCGAGTGGAAAGAGATTATAGACCTTCGCTATCATGGCAAAACCGGCAAGCCACATCCTAATGCGCATTTTGTAGCGGAGCGCATACGCAACATTATTCTGCGGCGTATGCGTGAGTATTTACCTGACTTTGATATTTAAACAAAATACTACATTATGACAAATGAGCGTTAGACTTTACGTGTTTGTTTATATCAATAACCGACCTTATGATAAATAGCATAAATTATGGCTAAATCCAACCCTATCAAAGCAAGAGAGCAGTTTGTGCGCAATCAGCCCACAATCTACTCTTTCGATTTCAAAGATGTACCTTCGGGCAAGTATGCTGAAACATTGGATGTTCTCTTTCATAACCCCGACTATAATGAAGCTGTTGAGAAGCGCAACCGTCTTGTGAAGTCTGCAGAACGGTTGCGTCCAGGTTCAAGCGAGATGATTAACCTCGTGAGAACTATTCAGCAGCACGATCGCAAATTGGCAGACATCATGTATTCTTCAATCGTTCAGACCAACCTGCACTCTGATGTCGGCTACGATTTTCTTTCGTTTAGCACTCTGCTGAAGTATTATGTTGACTACAAGAAAGACGGTATGCGTGAACGTGCCAACCGCATGGCTGCCAATCTCGACAAGGTTACGTTTCTCGCCGATATGCTCGAAAGCATCGTTACCGATGTGAAAGCTGATATGCGTGAGGTGTTCGACGGCAGCATTGAGTTCAATCAGTTTGACGCCGTATTGAAGGTTCTTACCCAATTGAGAGGATTCTTCAAGTCGGCTCGCCGTGGTGATGCCGACTCACTTGAAGCGAAGCTCTATTTTGATTACTCTGATTCCATAAACGAGTATATAGAGAAACGACTGAAGACGTACACCGCAAAGTATCGCAAGATACACCCTGCTGAAAAGACCTATACTGAAGCAGACCTCATTGAAGGCCTTAACCAGTTCTTTGGTTGTCATGCTAAGTTCGACTTGAGTTTTATTGCTCACACCGAGTCGGGAGGTTGCTATATTGACATTGCGAAGCTCTGCCAGAATCTCAATCGCAACGAAATGGAGATATTTGAGAAAGTCTCCGGCAAAATGAAGTCGAACAACGTAACCAACGACGCTCTGCGCAATTGTTTCAACGCCACTGATTTAATAATGAGCCGCTATAAGCGACCGAAACTAAAGTAATAAGCCATGCCTAATATCTACCTTCGTCTACCCTCCAGTCGTTGCCAGTTCTTTCGCAACCGCGACCCGAAGCACGTACTTGCAAAGGACGAGCCGTTGGTGTTCAGCCCGTATATGCCTCACCACTTTGTCTTGCGCAAGCATATAACCAATATTCCTGCCGTTACGCAAAAAGTGAATCCGCAATGTTTCTCACACCAGCAGTGGCGCAACATGATGCAGGGCAAACATCCCAATGGTGGCGAAGTTGTTACAAAGCGCGATCCGCATGAATACTTGTCTTTTGGCGAGGTTCAGCGGCTTAGTGGAAGGCAAGATTACGCTAAGAGTGACAATGAAGACTATCTGTGCATAAAGTTGCCTTCGGAGGTAGAGGTGGTTGACGTGGTTCGCCAGGTTACGCCGGCATGGAATTTGAGCACACGCGGCATCCGTCAGTTGCTTATCATGCTAAATGATGATTTTAAGCGTAGCGTTGTGGAATGGGCTTTAGCTACATTCGATTATTGCACATCAAACAAGCGTATCATTTGCCGACGTCAAACAGCCATGCTTGAGCGTTTCTTGATGCGCTACGGCATAGATCAGAACGAGAACGAAAAAGACACCCTGCGTCGTATCATCAACCGATGGCTGACCTCAGACCATAGCAATTTTAAAGCTTACTCGTGTGCTGATATGCAGTATATAGACGACAGCGAGAAGGTTTACTTCGTAGATGATGTATTGTTTGACGATTAAAGTTGTGTAAACAAGAGTTAATTTAAAGTTTAAAACAAGTTAAAAAATAACCATTTTAAGTGTACAAAAAATGCGGACTATTAATAAATGTAGAGAATTGTTCCTTGACGGCATCACTGATGTGATGTTTTACCCAAAGGACTCTTGTGTTTTTCCCATACCATTCAGCATGGCGCAAGTTTTATATATTAACGATTGCAAATTGCCCGACGAGCCCACCTTGCGACTGGCTACGAGTGGCGAGGACTTCGTTGTTGTTGAGAATCTCAGCGTAAAGGTGACGTTTTCCAAGCAGGGTAATGGCACCATATACACCTATGATATTAGTGCAAATGTGGTAGATGGAGGCGAAAATGTGCGTGAAGCCTACCGAAGTATGCGCGGAAAAGACTATTATGTGGTATTACGAAAGGAAGATGGCTCACTGCAGTTGTGCTACTCTTTGCCTCACACCTTTGGTATGGGCGGCACTCTGACCGGCAGCCAGACGGAGTTGGCACGAACCTTCACCGCCACTACTCAAGCCCTTTCGGAGCCGATACCTATCACGCTTCGAGAATAACAATAGAATGAGTCATTTTTTTATACCTTATAGTACTACGTTAGAGCCGCTGTTCGTGAGAATGGCGGCTTTTTTTGTCCTAACACTAAAAACTTCGGTCTTTAATTTTGCATACGTATAATAACACAGCGGAGTGGTAGCAGCTGGCAGCTCACTTGGCTCATAACCAAGAGGTCGATGGTTCGAGTCCATCCTCCGCAACATTTAGCAACCAGGTAAAAAGGTTGTATTCAGGATAACAACACAAAACACATTTTCAGATGATAACTACACTTCTTGAACTCTCCACTACTAAGTACTGGATGATGCACCCGCCGATGCTCAATGCCTTGCGCATTGGCATACAGGAGAACATTGCCGGTCGCATTGTTCTTACAGCGGAGCAGACCATTAAGCGCATGGCATACGCTATTGGTATGACAGCCAATGGCGAGAAGTTACAATTCTCAATGTCTTCAAATGATGATGAAGGCAATGGACGCGAACCGAGTGAAGAAACCAACCAGTTTGTTGCTGTGCTGCCCGTCTGCGGTCCGATTACCCGTAACGGCGATGCTTGCTCTTACGGATCAATCGACTTTCGCGACATGATGATACAGACTTCCAACCATGAGGAGTGTAAGGGTATCATCGTTTACATCAATTCTGGCGGCGGTTCTGCGAATGCTATTCCCGATTACAAGTACGCTATTGACTATGCCCACAAGCAGGGTAAGAAGGTTGTCGCTCTTGTTGACGGTGACTGCTATTCGGCTGCAATGTACCTCGCTGTTTTATGCGACGAGATTTATTATGTGAACGTAAAGGACGGTTTTGGGTCGATCGGCGTTTATGGAGGTTTCTACACCATGAAGTCGGGCGAGAAGAATGCCTATACCAACGAGACTTGGAATGAGGTGTATGCTACACAAAGTTACAACAAAAACGAGTGGTATCGCAAGGCGACCGACGGCGACTATTCTCTTCTGCAATCCGACCTTGACGCTCTTTGCGAGGAGTTTATGTCGGACGTAAAAGCGGCTCGCCCCAATGTTACTGATGAGCATCTTCATGGAGCAACATTCGACGCAAAGGAAGTGGAAGGCATACTCAATGACGGACCGTCAACTCTCGACGAGCTTGTAAATCGTTTCCTTGCGGATTCTGACGCAAAACCGAAGAACGATGTCACAGCAACCAACACAAACACAAATATAAACATGGAGAATTACCCATTGATTTGTTCTGCTTGCGGATTGCAGGCTGGCGAGATAGCCGTTACGGAAGAGGGCGCGTACATGAACGCCTCGCTTCTTGACTCTCTCGAAGCTCACATGAAGGAAGCTGAGCAGAAGGTGACTGATGCAGAGCAGAAAGTCACTACAGCGGAGAACGCTCTCGCGGAATTGCAGGGCAAGTTCGATGAACTCTCCGCCCAGGTAAACGCAGCCAACGAAGCAAAGGCAGTCGCGGAGAACGCACTTGCCCAGGCTAAGGAGGCTCACAGTAAAGAACTAAGCGACCTTAACGCGCAGCACACTGAAGCCATTGCTAAGAAGGACGACGAGTTGAAAGCTCTCACCGAGGCAAAGGAGAAGGCCGAAATCGAATTTCAGGGCGCTAAGGACGCACTCGCCACAGCCGAGCAGACCATTGCCGACAAGCAGGCTCAGCTTGCTGCCCTCACCAATGAGGCTGGCGAAGAGCTGAACAGCGGCGAGGCTCCTGAGAACAATGGCGAGGGAGTAAAGGTCAAATCCCTGCGTACCTTTGATGGTAGCAAGTACAAGACCAACGTTGAGCGAAAGGCTGCCTTCCAGCGCTTCCTGCATGGCGAGGAAGAGAAGTAAAAACTCTCAACCAACACAAACAACAAAAACATTAACAAAGACACAAAACACAACAATTATGGCAAATTTACCTAAAGATTTTATCGGCCTTGACGCGCTTCAGCACGTAGCCGAGGAGGTTTCTAAGGAAATTGTAATGGGTCCGGGTTATTCGGATGCAGAAGAGATGGACCGCCTTGGTATCGACATCATCACTGGTGTTCAGTTCAAGCGTACCTTCCACTTGTTCATTCGCAAGGGTGGCACCACACGTCGTAAGGACGTTCACCGCGAAATCAACAGCGAATCTGGATTTTTGAAAGAGCGTACGCTTACCTCGAAGCTCTCCTGGGATAAGTTTCCCGGCAATATCGACGACTTCTGTGAAACAGTATTCGGAACAGACGCTCAGGGTCAGTTCCCTCTCTCCTCGCAGGCAGTAGAGGCAATCCTCAAGGACTACGCCGACAACCTCGCAGCTAACCTTTGGTTTGGCGACATTTCGCTCGACAATGGCGACGACAGTGTTCCTGCCCATGATCAGGCAATGGCGCTCTACGACGGTTTCCACACCTGCATCAAGCACGACATCGAGGATGGCCTTATTTCAGAGGCTAACGGCAACCTCGTTCCTTGTGAGGCTATCTCCGCTCCAGCTAACAACGACGACTCTTCGCCTTACGACAACTTTTTGGCTTGGCACATGAAGTGGGATGAGCGTCTGCGCAAGGTTCCTACACGTGTCTACATGAACGAGACCACAGCTATGAACATTGCTGCCGGTTATGCAAACAAGTTCCACGGCAACTTCCGGGTAGACTACAATCAGGGCGACAACTTCAAGTTGCCTGGACTCTCAAAGGTTACTATCTGTCCTATCTCAGGCTTCGGCGAGGGCGACCGTATGTACGCTACCATCGACAAGAACTTTGTTTATGGCGTTGACACCTTGAGCAACCAGCAGTATGTAAGTGTTCGCCTCGGTTCTGACCGAGATCACAGAGACCTGTCTTTCCAAATTCAGAGTATTCAGGGTTGCGGTACGAGATCTTTCTTGCGTAGCGCCCTATGCGTCAGCGACGGTTCGCTCGTTGCTCCTGAGTATGTAGCAGGCGACTACGACAACACTAAGCTCGTTGTCACACTCGCAGGCACCGACGGCCAGAAGCCAGACGGCACTGTTAAGGTGAACGGTTCTGCTTACACCAAGCCTCTCGACACCACACCTAACCAGATTCTTACTCTTGAGGCAACCGACGGCACCAACTATAAGTTTGACAGTTGGAGCAACGGCAAGAAGGACAAGAAGATCCAGCTCACTGCCACTGGCATGAACATGGGCTTGACAGCGTTCTTCAAAAAGGGCAGCTAACCCCACGAGGCGGTTTTCTAATGTCTCTATAAATCCCGGCGGCGGTCGCTTGACCTGACGGAATATAGCGTACCGTCGCCATTCTTTTAGATAACACAACACAACAACACAAAAACTTATAAGAATATGGCAGTACAAGCAACATGTCCAGAACTCAAGGACATCCTCGCAGCTAATGAATGCTTGGAGAATTTTGGCGGTCTTGGTATTAATGTCTATGCTTTCAACAAGGCTGACCTTAAGGCTCCGTTGAAGGCAGAAAAGAACATCTACCCTGCCCTGACCTCTGAATCGTTCAACACAGGCAAGGGTCTCTACAAATTCGAGTGCAAGGAAAGTAGTCAGGGACACACTTTCGAGAGCCTTGGCCGCAGAAAAGGTTTCAAGCAGCAGCTCGACTACGTGCTTGAGAGCGTAGACGCAGAATCGGCAGTAGTAGCTCGCGCCATGAACAACCTCGACCTTGGTTACATCATTCAGGATGGCGCGAAGAGCATCATCGTGTACGACTCTCAGCACAAGTTTGAGTATGCTTCGGGTGGCATTAAGGGCGACACGGGCAAGAAGCCCGACGACGACCGTCAGGTAGAACTGAGCGGAACCCTGCAGCCCACAATGTACGGACGCTACGAGATTACAGAGCCTGAGACCGGCGGCTGGGACTCGCTTCTTGCGTCAAAAAACGCGTAAGCGATATTGAAACTCAGAGCGAAAGCAATATCGCTACACAGGCTCTTGATGACGCCGATTCTTCTTTCTTCAGTGTAAACGACGGAGAAGGTAAAACTTCGGCAAATAAGAGTAAGAAGTAATCGCTCATACAAGATATACTACTCTTGTCATACGATAATCTCCGTTTCAATCCTTTATATAAAAGGAAAGATACGGGGATTTTTCAATAAATAAACATTAGTGTTCTTATGTGTTTATCTTATAATTAGTGTTTTTAATACCAAACTGAAACAAAATAGAATAAATATGCTTAAATTTGCAATTAGAAACTCTTTTTTTTGTTTGCATTGTTACAAACATCGAATAACTAAAATTTATAGGATTTATGGAACTAAGACATTTACGTTCATTTGTATTCGTTGCCGAAACGAAGTCGTTTAGCACGGCTGCAACACGCTGCTGTGTAACCCAGTCGGCGGTAAGTCAGCATATACGTGCCCTGGAGGACGAATTAGGTTGCAAGCTGCTTATTCGAACCTCTCACGATATTATGCTCACGGAAAGCGGTACGACGCTGCTGCCTCGCGCCAAAGAAATACTGAGGCAGACCGAGGACTGCAAAGAACAAATCAACGCCCTCAACAATTGTATGACGGGCGAATTGCGTATCGGTGTCGGCTCGTTTATTGCGCCGTATATTCGTATGGCGGCTTTGATTTTCATGGAGCGATACCCTAATGTGCGCATCAACGCCGACTTTACCAAAGCGCACCTTCTCAACCAATCGTTAAGGGCACACATGTTAGACCTTGCATTCACTATGAATATGGCTTATAGTCACGAAGGGATAGAGTCGAAACCTTGTATACCCTTCATCGTCTACGCCATCATGCGTGACACCCATCCACTTGCCGCTCTCCCGAAAGTTTCGTACGAAGACCTTCAGAAGCATCCTATCATCATGCCCGACGTTGGCGAGCGTGCATTTGAGACCTGCCAGCAGTACATTCAGCGCGATTTGCATAAGCTCAATATCAAATGTATTATCAGTAGTCCCGACGAAGCTCTTGCCTCGGTTGAAGAGACCAAGTACGTGACATTTATGCCAAAACTCTATTTGCGTAACCACCCCACCCTTGTAGCACGCCCAATTGTCGGACTTGAGCAGCAGTTGATGAGTAACGCACATTGGATGCAAGATGTGCCCCAGAAGCGAGCCGCCCAACTCTTTCTGGATATAATCAGAGACGAGGTTGTGCCATACATTGCTGTAGCGGAAGATTCGCGAGGGCAGTTCGTACCTCCACCTCGACAGACATTAGAATCTCTTATAAAAAGCCAAGCCTCACGTTAGCTGCGTGGGGCTTTTTTATGCTGTCATTAGCCGAAATTATACCTTAATTCACAGCAAAAACTCTTAATGAGAAACACTTCACGTTCTCTGCTTTCTACTCTACCTTTGCATCAAGTTCAATAATGAACGAAACAACCAAAACACAAACACTATGCAGATTAAAACTAATGACGGCAACTATGATGTTGCCAGCAAGGGACTTGGCAACACAGCCCTGGGTCTCGGCATCGCAGGCTTGGCAACGAGTCTGCTGGGAGGCAGCGCCTCGCTTTTGGGTATCGGAAGAAACAACGGCATGACCGCCAACCCTGCCGACCCCGACGCGCGTTTCGTAACTAAGAGTGAGACTAACCTTATTCAGGAGAACAGCACTCTGAAGACCGAACTCGCTATTCAGAAGAGCGAGAACTACACCGACAAGAAACTTGTGGAGGTGACGCAGTATCTCGACACGAAGCTGCGCCGCGTGGAAGACAAGGTAGACGCAAACAAGGATGCACAGCAGGCTGTCAACGCACAGCAGATGGCATACAATGCGGCGGCCAACGCCAGCATCGACGTGCTCAAGTCGCAGGTGGCATCTTTGTCGAGCGTAACCAAACTGTTCATTCCTTCTTCGAACGTGTGTCAGACAGGTTGCGGTTGCGGATGCAATCAGTAAGTGAACGAGGTAATCCAGTTAAATATAAATATGGAATACAAGAACTCACAAATCTTGGCGGCGGTCGTGTCCGAGTGGGCACGACCCGCCATTTCGCAGATTGCTGCGGGCAACCTTATGCGCCTACCTATGCTTCAGTCGTTACAAGCCACCATCGGCTCGTTAGGCATCGTCAGCGGCAACTATGCCTTACAGAAAGACATCGAACCACTCATTCAGCCCATCATCAACTCCCTCATCACGCCGATGCTTGCCCGATATTTCGGTCAGATACCCGAAGAGAGCATACCGCAGATGGCGCATGATATTGTGGAGAAGATGCGCGCCAACGGATCGATGTCGATACTCGAAGGCATGGTGACGTTTGAGGAAGAAGACCTCGCCGAACTTGCCGACCTTCTCGACAAGAACCTCCCCATAGGGCAGACACAAGACTACCAGGTGAAACATTAAACAGAGTAACAAACCCAGCGGCGGCAAGCATCGTCGCTTTAATAAAACAGAAAAAAGATTATGAACAAACGTACTATTCCGGCTATAATCGTAGCCACTCTTGCGGCAGGTGCTACCGCCGCCGCACCTTATTATGATGTCAACATTACACAGCAGCTCTGCACGCCGGCTTGCGTAGACGAAACTCCCGTGTTCGTGCCGCGGTTTTCTGTCAAGAGCATTGCCAATGTAGGCACATCGCAGTATATCATTGTCATTCACGTCGAAGGTGTGGTGAACTACATCCCTTGCAATTGCGGATCGTGCTGCACACGCTCGCAGGTCGTGTCGCAAGACTTCACCATCCCCGTGTTCAGCGCTACCGCCATCAACTCAGCAAACATAGCAGTTGGAACCGTACAGAACGGCATCGCACGTATTTCGTGCTGTAGTTGCTCCAAGACCTTCGTCTCCGACTGCCCCATAACTCTTACCCTTGCAACAACATAAAACCATGATAGTTCTGATAGCTATAGCCACTATGATAGCCGCCACGCTTGCCCAGCATCTCGGACTTGCCGAAACCATGGCCCGCGTTGTCGATAAGGTCGCATCGTGTCCTCAGTGTTTCACTTTCTGGACTACAATGACGGCATTGCTCTACCTCGGCTATGATGTCTATGTATCTGCTTTGGCGGCTATTGTAGCGGCATATCTGTCGAACTGGTTCGTATTGCTGTTGCTCATCGTTCAACGAAAATTTACGCAGCTGTATGAAAAAGAAAGACACACCACCGACCGCCTCGACTACTGAGGCAAAGGTTGAAACCAAGCCCGAAGTGAAGACATTCTTCCCTATATTGCACGTTTCTGTGCAAAAACAGCTACTTGTCCCACATTTTCGTGGCATTTGTCCCACATGTTAAACTTTAAAAACTCAAACAACATGAATTACAAACAAATGATTGAACAGGCTCGTGCCAATGGCATGGCTACCGAGAAGAAGATGTGGGCAGCTGTAGAAACTCTTTCCACCGACCTTCTTGCGCTTGAGCAGACCAATCCTAAGCTCTACTGGCACATATTGCGTCGTCAGCACGCCGTGCTCTACGGACGCCACTACTCAGAGAAGATGGCAAACCACGACGTGAATGCTCTCGTCTATAGCGGCATGTACGACGAAGAAGGTACGCCCACCGACGGAGGCGCACATTGGACTCGCATCAAGGTAGACGAGCTGACCAAAGGCATGAAGTTTCATGCGAATGTCAACGCGTGGGACAAATACGTAGCCTTCAACTCCATGTACGCCGACCTTTGCTCTTGTATGGGCGAAGAGGATATAATCAAGGCCGCCTACGCCTTCTACTTCTGTGATGACGACTGGCAGCCCTGCGAAGACGACTGTACGAAGATTTGGGACTACAACGCTTTGCACGCTACCTTGTAAGATTTGATATTTACATTTGTTTTACCTCAAGCCACTTTGCACCGATCGGAGGTTCTGCAGAGTGGCTTTTCCGTATTGCCCGTCCTCGCAATGTCCGTATCACGAAAATAACTTTCTCTATCTTTGCTCATGGAAAGTTTAATAAAATCATAGTTTTATGTTTAGCACACAAAACACCCGCAGCATTGACCTGCGTCTGCCACGTTCATGGGACGAGTGTACGACCGAGCAGCTTGAGCTGATCTCTCGCGTAATGCTTGAGCAGATAGAGCGAGTTGACCGCTACCACCCGTTTGATATGCGCAATGTCAAGTTAGCGTGCTTCTTCTTGTTTGCCGGTGTGGAGATAGTGAACGCCCCCGACCCATTGCTTCCAATCGAACGCCAATGCTATATGTGTCGAATGGCGTCCGACCGACCTCGTCGTATGCGACTGACGTGCAAGAGTGAAAGCGAAAAAGTATTTCCGCTTTACCTCTGGCAGCTCGAATATTGGCTCTCGCCCAAGGCAAACACAAAAGATCGTCAGTCGGCGGAGCACATCGCCGCCGGAGCGGGCATCCTCGATTGGATGGACGGCGAAAAGGCCAGCGTACTTACGCGCTTCCCATACCCCCGGCTGCGCCTGCGCAATCCGCAACACTGGCTACGCAAGCGCACTGAGTTTGAAGGACCGGCGCAAGACATGGACGGATTTTCATGGCAGCAGTATCGTTTTGCTTCTAACTTCATGGCCCAATACACTCAGCTCTCCAACAATCTGATAAAGATGAAGCAGATGGGCACGTTCAAGCCGGAGCAGATAGCGCAGCAAGCAGACAGCGTAAACCAGGCACGCGCCATGTTTCTCGCTACTATCTTTAATCGGTGCATCCCATACCTTGACCCGAACACTTCGCTGCGCACCGTCGATTTTCATTACGACACGCGTCAGTTCAACGACAACGCAGCCTACTTTCGCCGCTTCCCCGACTACCGCTGGCAGCCTATCCTCTTCTGGTGGACCGGTATGATGCACACCCTCTCACGGCGTTATCCTCATGTGTTCAAGGTGCAGAAGATTGACCGCACGCAACCACCCTCCACCCCACTTGAGATATACACCGCCACCATCGCCACCATGCAGAAATACGCCTCGCTCACCGAAGACCAGGTAAACAACCAGTCGTACTCGCTTGTGTTGGAGCATCTGGAGAGATTGAGCAAGGAGAATGAGGACATGGAGAAGATTAGAAAGAGTAAGTAATGATGTATTAACGAAAATATAGAGAATATGGGAAGATATGCTACACGCAAGACATTAAAAGGGTATTGCGCCCAGGCTGGCGTTAATCTTTATAAACATAGACTCGACGGAGTCTCCTATCAGTATTGCGCCGGAGGCTATATCGTAAATGGATATTTGGGACGATCAATGCTTTTGTCAAGCTTGCAGTATAAAATGCAGCAGATGCTTATATTCCTTCTGAAGTATGGCTCTGCCGATTTATCCTTTTACGGAGACGGCACATCTATTGTGTGGCAAAAAGAACCGCACGCCATTTCTCCATTGGCTGAGCCTCTATGTTACCACAACAGCATGAAGGTACGAACTCTTGGTACACCCGAAGATGATAATGACTTGCAAGAGTTTTATGATTTGCAATAATCATTAAACAAGTAATAATGTACTAATGAAAATATAGAGTATGAAGAACGTAAAGATTTTCGCAAAGACCATCGAGGCGGAAGCAATGAAACAGATAGAAAACTTGGCAACGAGCGAGGCTTACCGCGACTGCAAGATACGCATTATGCCTGACTGTCATGCGGGTAAGGGATGCACAATAGGTACTGTAATTCAGACCGCCGGCAAGGTGGTGCCCAACACCGTGGGCGTTGACATCGGTTGCGGTATGCTCGTGTGGGATTTAGGCTTTGCCAACATCGATATGGCGATTCTCGACCGCATCATTAACGACAACATTCCAAGCGGATTCAATGTGCATGAGAAGCCTTTTTCGTCAGAGATGGTTGCCCTTATGCACCATGAAATACAAGAATTTCTTCCTTCGTGGGAGCAATACTTTGACCTTGACTATGTACTGCGTTCGCTCGGCACTCTTGGCGGTGGCAACCACTTTATTGAGGTGGACGTGGACGACGAAGGGTGCAAGTATCTCGTAGTACATTCGGGTAGCCGCAATCTGGGCGTAAAGATATGCAAACATTTTCAGCAGTTGGCACAAAGACAATGCGACAACAGTGAGGAACGTGGACGTATAATTTCTGAACTGAAAGCTCAGGGCAGACAGAGCGAGATAAACGATGCGCTGCGCCAGTTAAAACCCGTTTCTAAAGATATGGTCTACATTAGCGGTCCCACGCTTGGCAATTACTATGATGCCATGCGCATGTGTCAGCATTATGCCGACTTGAACCGTTTCCTTATGGCGCAAACCATAATTAAAAGTCTTGAACTAAAGTCTACAGGTCGTGTGTTCACCACCGTGCACAACTACATCGACACCTTCGGCATCATCCGCAAGGGAGCAGTGAGCGCAAAGCGTGGCGAGCCATTGATTATCCCTCTGAACATGCACGACGGTTCGCTTCTGTGTACAGGCAAGGGCAACGACGACTGGCTTCAGTCGGCTCCGCACGGTGCAGGTAGACTAATGTCGCGCTCGGCGACCAAGAAGCAGCTCAGCATGAAGGAATACCGACAGCAGATGCACGACATTTACTCCACATCGGTATGCGAGTCAACAATCGACGAGTCGCCAATGGCGTACAAGCCTGCCGAAGAGATAGAATCGCTTATAGGCGACACTGTGGACGTGGTGAGGAGAATCAAACCGATATACAACTTCAAAGCGAAATAATACAACAATATACTGTGTTATCGTAAGTATTAACGAAAATATAGAGGACAATGAAAAAAGAGAAAATAAAGCAGTTGGTGGATGTAATGCAGGCGTATGTAAATGGCAAAACTATCCAGTATTACAAAGTTGACCTTAGCTTTAAGATTGAACATCCAGGAGAGCCTAATTTCAACGATAAATGGGTAGATGTGGATGAAGAACATCTTTTTAGACCTGATTTGTACGACTACCGTATCAAGCCCGAACCCCGGAATTGCTCGTTTAAGAACGCAGAAGAATGTTGGCAAGAGATGCTGAAACACCAACCGTTCGGTTGGATTAAGAGTAAGACAGATGGCCTTTATTCTATGGTCATGGTAGTATATGCTGCTGAAGACAAGAGGTGTCTTGCGATAAGCGGTAATCATATTTTGTCTTTCGCTGAAATAATGAGAGGCTACACCTTCGCCGACGGCGCACCCTTCGGCATAGTTATAAAGGAGAAATAGAAGATGAAGTTACGATTGACAAAAAAGCTCGCCCACACTCTAATTCAACAGTAATTTATGAAGCGAAAAGAAAGACAATACATCGTGACCATTAATTCGGAATATGTTCGTTATTTGTATGGGCATCAGACTGGAAACAAGGTATCGCAGGATGAGATTCTTTGCGAAGTAATAAAAGATATAGACGATTTTCTTGAAGGCAAGACAAAGAGAATAATCCGTTTTCTCTTGCCCGACGGGTCATTATCGTTCACCATTACGCCACTTGTGCAGCATAACTTGCAAGAACGACGCAAGGCGAAGCGAAGAAAGAGATAAAAATGATATGAGTATTAACGAAAATATAGATAGGCAATGATAAAACCCGAAGATATAAGAATAGGCGACCTGGTAAAGATTAGCCGCGATTGCATGTTTCCGAAAGGCACGAAATGCGTTGTTACCGATATAAATCCTCTAACAGTCTTTGAAGACAAAAAAGGAACCGCCTGTCTAAGCGCTATCAATGATGACGATGACGGACCATGGTGGATTTGGTGCTGTAAAATTGAAGGAGTCCCCATCACCCCCGAATTTCTCGTAAAGAACGGTTTTAAGGTTAGAGTATCAAGGGTATATTACACAAAGTTGATAGGAGATGCAAACTTCTTACAACGAAATATCGCTATTGAACGTAAACGTAACGACTGGGCTGTATTCATCAGATACAAAAAAATGCCCGACTCGGTTTTATTACGCCACATTCAACACGTTCACGAGCTCCAACATATTCTTTGGGCATTGGGCTTGGATGCAGAACTAAAAATATAAACAAGATATGAATTTTGGTATTATTGATTTTATGATGGCATCGCTTCAGGTAGCCTTCATCGTAATGAAACTCTGCGGAGCAATCAGTTGGTCGTGGTGGTTAGTAATGCTGCCCATTCTCTTGGTTGTAGTGCTAAACGTTCTCGTACTCTTTCTTTACGTTTTCACAAAGTGGCATAAGTCGCGTCAACTCTTCAAGCAGTATGGCACCGACAATGAGCTTGCTATTCGCGTGAAAAAGATGCAGCAGGAAAGAGAGAAGTTGGAGCGAGAAAGGTCACAGTCCACCACAACGAAACAATGACCCGCATCTACATTTCCGTGCATCCCGTTAGCCATCGGCTCGAATGGCGAGGATGGGGGGGGTAGTTTCTCGCCCGCTCTTCGAGCCACCGACTACAAATGCCCACATTGCATAATGATGGAATATGACTGACCCTCACTACAAGCGCGGCACTATCCGCAAGGATGGCAAGCTGTATGGCCGCTATCCCGACGGCTCACTCTATCGCATCTACTCCACCACCGACCGACCGTTTCTTCAGTTGGTGGACCGAGAGGGCGAGACGTTCCTTCGCATACGCCAAGCCACCGAGCTGGGCTATACCGACTGTCCCTGCCCAGGAGCTGCCGACCTAAGTTATCCGTCCTCGGCTCTGAGGCGCAGTCGGACGGTTGGGGGGTAAGTTGGTGAACGCTCTGACCGCAGTAAGCGGCGAAATCTGTGTGTTTGTTGAATTATAAATTAAAGGAGAAATGAATTATGAGTTACAATACAACGAAGATAATCGTATTTAACGAGGAAAAGGAAAAAGATGAAGACGTAAAACTCTTCTACTCTACCATTACCGACAACGTAGGCATCACCTGTGGAGAGCAAGACGTATTTCTTACCGAAGACCAATTCAAGGCTTTGGCTTACCTTATGAGGAGATGTTTCTATACAAGAGACATGTTGGATAAAATGCAGGTAGCCATCGATCGTTGCAAGTGTCCTTATAACGTCTTTTCTTCTCACTACGAAAATACTTGGGAATTGGAGGTTGAGAAGGATTGATATGACTAATATTGACTTTTATCAATATCCTCGTGGCAATAACGATGGAGGCAAATTAGGCACAGACGTTTGCCCGACCGTAACAATCAATTCGTGGTCGCAAAATGTATTTCTGATTGAAGAATATGAATGAAATAAAGATAGACTTTCATGTCCCTTCCGTAGCAGGAATCTACTGGAATGCGTCACCCGATTTCCAAAGGCCGCCGTTGGGAGGATTAAGCCGATGTATCAGGACTGATAATCATGCTCCAGGAATTTTAATAGAATATGACTAACATACAACCCTTAAATGTCTGTGTGGGAGGAATAGCAGTAACACTGAATACCCGATACGAGCGACTTTGCATTGAGCATTTGATGTCACTCGCCCACTTTCCGAGGACGGGCGTAATGATTGAATATGACTAACATCATCATTTATCAGCGTTGTGGCGACCGTGACAAGGAAGCCTATTCGTTCAGTCGGTGCAGCGTATATACCATACCCGCAAATCCGATGAGCGACCGCATACAAAGAGCAATTTTAGAATACATGTAATTATGATCACAAAACTCAACTTCACCGACCGCACCATCAAGAGCTATGCCATCCGCAAGCTCACACCCAAGGAGTGTTTTCGTCTGATGGGTGTTCGCGACAATGTAATCGGCATGATGCAGAGCAGTAATGCTCAAGCAGCCGAACGACTGCCCGACTGGAAGGGCAAGGGCAAACCCGAAGACATGGCTATATCAGCGTCACAGCAGTACAAACAAGCCGGCAACTCAATTGTAGTGGATGTGTTGGCTCATATCTACGAGCAGTTGTTCTACCCCGCACCACCCAAGCCTCGCCCAGGCGAACAACTTTCGCTCTTCGACGACCTCGAAGACACGTTGCCCGACCTTCCGCCCACCGCTGCAGACAAGAAAGAGGAGAAGTTATTCCTCACCACATTCTCCGGCTACGACTCGCAGCTCATGGCAGCCGACTTGCTAAAGTCTTGGAGCCCCGATTTTCATTGGACGTGCGTCGGATGGAGCGACATCGACAAATATGCTTGTCAGATGCACGACCTCGTATTTCCTCAGTTTGCCGACTGCGCCTTGGGCGACATCACCAAGATTGACTGGCACGAAGTAAAATGCTCACTCGAAAGTCGCGAAGTGGATCTTTTCACCTATTCGTCGCCATGCCAGGACATATCGCAAGCCGGCAAGCAGATGGGACTCAAAGAAGGCAGCGATACCCGAAGCGCTTTGCTCTGGCATGTAGCCAAAGCCGTGGAGGTGTTGCGTCCCAAATATCTCTTGCAGGAGAACGTAGCGGCGTTGGTTAGTCAGAAGTTCATGCCCGACTTCCAGAAGTGGCTTAACAAGCTCTCGTCACTCGGCTACGTTAGCAAGTGGAGTCGGCTGAATGCTAAGAATTATGGTGTGCCACAAAACCGCGATCGAGTATTTTGTCTTTCAATGCGCAAAGACGTAGCCTTCGACTATCAGTTCCCCGAACCCTTCGAGCTGAAAACCCGACTGGAAGACGTGCTCGAAGAGGAAGTGGCAGACCGCTATTTCCTAAAAGACGATGCTGTGAGCAAGTTCCTCAAGGCAAACGACTCTGACAACGCCCTATTTCTTCAGTTTGACCTGCCACCGACACACGAGGCTGCAATGTTCTTGAAAACGTGGCTTACGTTGTGGATGCAAGCAGCCGATGGTTGGAAAATGACATCTACAAGTCTCCAGCTCGCCCTTTATTCGGCAAAGCAGAAAATGGAGCAGTCTTATTCCGTGTTCATGGATAAGGGTGTGGCTGCGTTAGGCGATGAGTTTCAACGGTTGTTCAAGGAGAATATGGAGAGGAAGAAGGATGGAGACAAAGGACAGACACCTACAACAAGCAATTCGGGGGGGTATCATCTACACCATTCAAGCTGGTGTAAGCAGCCGTAACCACTATTATGTAGCAGTAGAATTATGAACAACCCTTGCCCCATCGTCCTTGGCTCTTACAGCCCCTCGCAGAACGGCATCATCGTGTCACCACACGGCATAGCTCTGTGTATTGCTGGAGGGGGTAAGGGTCACGACGTGGATAAACCGAAAATATTGATAGAGTATGATTGAACGTTCCGTCCTCGTTCACTACCGCACCGAAGAGGCAAAAAGTCTTCCGCCGTGAGCATGGCGACCGGGGAGGGTGTAAATACGGCGATAAGTATCACCGCCCCAGTCCGTGGCCGTGGTGCAATTCGATAACAACAGTAACAAAAGACAACCTATTATGCTTAACATTCATCTGATACACGAAGCCAGAACCGAACACGCGAAAGCTGTGCGTCGCTTAATAGGCACTAACGACTTTCGTGATAAGGAATGGCATCTGCGTAAAGGATGTCTGATGCAATGTATAGGGACGTGTCTCACCACAGACAATCTGATAGTGATATGTTACGAATAAGTATAGTCGCTCTCCGTGGTCGCCCTTTGGATGGTGATAACTGCATCAATATTCAGCGCATGGAAATAAATGGGGGGGGTACAACAAATGCGCTTACGTCAGTAGGCAAGGATAATATGGTGTATATACAATATGAATAGACAAATTCCTTTCGTGCAACGTCTTGCGCAGCTCTGTCCTCGTCGGGGGGGTACTCCACCGCCATATCTGCACGCTACGACGGATGGGCAGGTCTTTATGACGAGCACGGACAGCACACTATTATATTAATAGAATATGAATAGGCATACACTAAATTGTCCGTCCGGTATCTGCTGCGTCCTGACATCCCATTATGCAAGAGAAGGATGGGCGAACATAGCAAGCAATACAACATCACAATGCAAAGCGCCCGCAGTATTGATAGAATATGTGTAACAATCTAAAATAGAGATATTATGAGGCAAAGAAAAACAAGAAGCATCCCTAAAACGGGAGTAAAAACTTTCGAGAATGAGAAACTATCAGCTTTTCTCCACAGTCTGCCTGAAGGAGATATGCTTTATTCGCCTTTGTTAGGCTACATGACGGTGTATGACATCAACGAATCGGGCGTTGTGATGGCACTCCCTAATCCTGCCGAGAATGAACCATACGATTGGCCTTTCCTTTACGACGGACGTATATCGCTCTTTCCCCAAGGAGAGTGTATGCTGTTTCTCTCGCATCTTTACCGAAGTTGGAATGTGCTCAAATTCCAGCTGGGCGACATCGTGGCAATGGACATCAAGTATAAAGATGGCAACATTCTGACCTACATTGTGATTTTCAGCGAAGTGGAATCTACTGATTATCCCAAGATAAGGACATACGCCTGCTTATGCAAAAACAGCGACGTGCTTACTTCTTACGCTCTGCTTGATCTTCGCGGTACACGCGAAGAAGAAGAAAGCATCGAACTGAGATACGCTACGTATACGGAAGAAAAACTTCTCAATAATGCCGTGGAGAAAATCGGGAAAAGATGGGACAAGGTAAAGCTGCGTCTTGTGTCATTAGATTCTGAAGCTCAAACTCCCGAGCAGCTGCGTGAGGACTTCAACGCCTTGCAGGAAGAATACTCTCGCTTGTGTGAACATTGCAAGAAGTTAGAGGATGAGCGTAACTATTTCCAAAAGAAAGCAGAGTTAGAGTCAGGTAGAACACAGGAAATATTATACAAGGCTGTCGAATAAGTAGGGCAGAGTAAACTACAGACAGATGACTGACAAGTATTACATTGGCTGGGTACGCTCCGGTAAGGATGGCAAAGGACTTGTAAAGAGTCGCCCACGTAAGCAAATAGCCAATGCTGTGCCGACATTCACGCCAGGCAGTTTTGCCGACCCTCGTGACGGACTTGGCAATACAACACCGCATGTGATATATGAGTTTGAATAATAACAAGGGACACCGAACGGAATCTGGTCGGATGGCGAACGAAATCCGACCGGACGGCGAACGAAATCCAATCGGACTCCGTACGGAATCCAATTGGAAACCGAACGGAACCTGCCCTGCGGACTTTACAATACGACATTGTATGTAGTATATGAGTTTAAATAAACCAAAAACGAATAAATTATGAGTAAAGAGTTTAAGAGTACAGAAGAAGCTATCATTTTGCGTTTGGGCCAGATGGTGAAGGAGAACGTGGAGCTGGAGCAGCGTGTGCATCAGCTTATGGACGAATACAACGAAGTCGCGAAACAGCTGCACGGAGCAGAAAAGCGCAAGGAAGAATACCCTACGAGACAAATGCTCAGTGAGATGCGCCAGATGCGCGACCATTGCGACAAGTTGGAGGTCGAAAGCAACTATTTAAATAAGTTCTTAATCGCAGTTAGTTCGTTTCTGAAAAACCACAAACTGTATATGGCTTACGGAGCATCATGCCCTTATCGGTCTGATCACCTTGCCGTGAGTCTTCCGCCCTGTCGAGATTGTTGTTCATACCTAAGTGACTTGGAGGACTGCGGTGTGATCTGCAGAGAGAGGCTTTCAGAGGCAAATGTTAGTTTCACTCGCGCCGAAGATTCTTGATGGAGCACTTACTTACGTCGCCCTTTCTCCATTTCTTTCCAATATTGCAAAGATTGGAAAGAATGGAGTTCTCACTTCGAAACCGCGTATTCTGAGTATTCTGTGGTCAAAAACAATATTTCATTTATGATACAACATCAGCATTGGGAAGATTCTATTCGCATACTCGTCACCGACGAGCTGCATCATGGCAGCGTGCAGGCGTTCATCCCGAACCTCATTGAAGACAAGCCTTTGGATGGTGAGGCAGACGCTCTCATCTATTCGCTGTGGGTTGAAGAAGCGTACCGTGGTCGCGAGGTGGCAAAGCACTTGATGGAGGCAGTCGAAAGGGAACTGAAATCCTATGGCGTAAAAACTGTAGCAATATCGTGGGACGGACGCGACTCTCCCCAGTGGGTGTTGCAATGGTATGAAAGATTAGGTTACGAAAAAAAAGCGTGCGACTATCGCTGCTGTACGCTTCTCAAACGGCTGTGATATTTGTCATCAGATGAAACAGATCTACTACACATTTCTTTTTTATTAACGGATTTATAGAACAAAAATGAGTGACTTAAAAATTTTTGCTAAGACCATCGAGCCTGAAGCCAAGGAGCAAGTAAGGCAGATGGCAGAGAGCGCAGCCTACCGCGACTGCAAGATTCGCATTATGCCCGACTGTCATGCGGGTAAGGGATGCACAATAGGTACGGTAATTCAGACTGCCGGCAAGGTTGTACCTAATACCGTAGGCGTGGATATAGGCTGTGGTATGTTGGTATTCAAGTTCGCAGAGAAGGATATAAACCTTTCGCTTCTCGACCGAATCATCAATGAGTCGGTGCCGAGCGGATTTGACGTTCACGAAAAGTCCAAGCTAAAAGATTGGAGTCCACTTACGTCAGATCTTTTGCTTGATTTGCACGAAAGGACACAAGGTTGCTTCGATCTCGACTATATCGGACGCTCGCTTGGCACCCTCGGTGGCGGCAATCACTTCATCGAGCTTGACGAGGACGAGCAGGGTTATAAGTATCTTGTGATACATTCGGGCAGTCGCAATCTCGGAGTTAAGGTGTGCAACTTTTTCCAACACTTAGCCAAGAAGAATGTGAATCGAAACGAGGAGCGCAAGCGCATCATCGAAGACTTAAAGAAGTACGGCTTAGAGAGGGAAATTAACAATACGTTGCGTCGTTTTGGCACCGTGCCTCCTGACCTCGCCTATCTTGAGGGAGAAGACCTCAATGCCTATAATTTCGCAGCGAACGTCTGTCAGTATTTTGCCGACGACAACAGATGGAATATAGCAATGCCTATAATCCATGGGCTTCAATTATCGTTCGTGGATTTCTTTACCACCAGGCATAACTATTTCGACATACACTCAGGCATCATCCGAAAAGGAGCTGTGAGTGCCGAAAATGGCGAACAGCTTATCATTCCTCTGAACATGCGCGACGGTTCGTTGATATGTCGCGGCAAGGGCAACGAAGACTGGCTTCAGTCGGCTCCGCACGGTGCAGGCAGACTGATGTCGCGCTCGGCTGCCAAGAAGCAGCTCAGCATGGAGGAATACCGCCAGCAGATGCACGACATTTACTCCACATCGGTATGCGAGTCCACCATCGACGAATCACCAATGGCGTATAAGTCGGCAGTGGAGATTGAAGATCTGATAGGCGACACCGTGACCGTGGTAAAGCGCATCAAGCCGATATACAACTTTAAGGCGAAGTAAGACAAATAAAATTTTTATAGAACAATGGAAACAAGCTTATTGAAAAACTTCTTGTGCATGTTGTGCGTGATAGAAGTAGTAAACCTTATCGCTTGCCTTATTTGCCTGTTGCGTGAGTTCTTTCGTACCAGGAGAGAAAGGCAAAAGGAGGAATGCCAACAGCAGGAAAAACCTACATGGCTGCTGATACCGCCTGTGCTCCTCACTTCAAAAGAGCGTCGCGAATACATGCTCAACCATATCGAGGACGGACAGTTTTATGCAATCTTCTCGCTCCGCAACTCCGACACCACCATTGTATGCGCAAAGCGATACGAAGCTGAAGAAAAAAGGCTCTATTGTTATGCTTACCTTTGGATAAGCGGAAATGGCGTTTATAACTTGCATGTCAGCGACCCTCACGGTATAATCAAATTACGTGATTTTCTCGGCGACAAGCCCCTACGTATCGACTACAATCTCAACCCTGCCCTCGTTGTCTTTGAAGAGGAAAATATCTCGCCCTACCTCACGGAGAGAGATTTCAACGACTTCGTGCTCAGTATACAGAAGGCTGGGCTTGAATGTAATATCGAGAAGGGCGAAGATAATGGGCTGGGCTCTTACAAATATCGCTTGAAAGAAAGAGAAAAGTGAGAACAAACATTATATTAAACAATTTAAAAACAAAACGACAATTATGGAAACAGTAATTTCAGTACTTATCATCGTTTTAGTAATCATGCTCATTTGTTTCTTTTCGTCTTTAATCGACCATTTCTTAGGAAAGCGCAAGGAACAGACCTTTGAGAAGTATTTTCGCCGCGTAGAGCAGCATGTGGGCGTTTTGACTGACATGCACAAAGTCGGCCCGTGGTATCTGGTGGTGTTCACGACTAAATCACCCTACCCTATCTGGATCTCTAACAACAATATCCGCTCTGTACATCCCGACCCGAAAGATTGCCGATTGACAGTAAAGCAGTTTAATGGTGAGGATATGGTGATAGACGACGTGGAGAGCTACGATTTGCAGTCGGCAAGCGAAATGACCGACTTTGACTTTCAGTAATTCTACGGCGTAAGACGACAAAAGACATTTTCTTCATTGTTTTTAGACTGCGTGGCTCGCAAGGATTCCCGACTGCCCACACCTCGAACTTTCCATTTTTGGTTGTGGCAGGGAAGACGGCGAAGCCCGCAGTCTTTTTTATGTCCGCCCCAGCAAATCAAAATCCGCTATCTTTGCCTTGTAAACAATTCGAGGTTTCTCGCGGCATCTCGCAGCCCTCAACCAACAACACTAACAATACAACGAAAGAATGACAACAGTATCTTCTATCAGCGAGCTCCAACAGCGTAGTGAGGAACTCAAAGCACTGGGCTACGAGGCTGTGCGCCCGGCGGCTTACACCAGACCAAACATGGATGGTAGTCGCACGTTCTCCTGGGGCGATTACGTCCATTCTATGCTCACATCTTCAACTTCGGCAGACTCGGGCGCAGCCCGACGTGAGATTAGCACCGTGTTCGGTTCAAGCGGTGGAGAAAACAAAGCCGTACCGCAGAACGTAGGCACGCCGGGGTTAGGTTTTATGGAGTGGGGCTTGGGTAATCGACTGCCCAACATCGTGTACTTACTTTCTAAAATGTCGCCCTTCCCTGCTGCCGGCATCGACTTCGTGAAGAAGATACTCGTAGGCCGCGGTCCTGTCGCCAAGTACCACTATACACAGTACGTTGGCGGCAATATCACCGAGAAAAACATCCCCTTTGCTTCTGCTGGCACTCTGCTACGAGGTCAGATAGCGGACCTTAAAGCTAAGGAAAAGCAACTCTCAGAATCGGAGAACGAAAAATCTCGTTCGGAGGCTCAGTTCGCACCGTCGGCGCCCTCGCTCTCCGAACCGAACAGCAGCGAAGACAGCGAGGAAATGAAGTCGCTAAAAGAGGATCTTGCCGAATGGGAACGCACGAACAAAGAACTTCAGGAGTTTATCGACAACAACGACCTGCATCACACCTATCTCGATATGGCTGGCGATATGTCGCTTATGTCACAATGCTTCTGCGAGATTCAGCTTAATCAGCGTCAGCTTGACAAGGACGGACATCCAGTACCCACGTCACAATGGACCCCGAAGGTTGTCGGACTGAAGCATCGCAGCGTTTTCACAACCCGACTGGAGCGCATGGACGATCAGTATCGCATCAACTACGCATACACATCTAATCAGTGGCTCGACTCGTCGCAGGTGCAGACTTCGCTCAAGCCCGAGGACATGCGCATAGCCGCCGTGCCCTATCTCGCGGCCGACACCGCCGTGAAAGACCTCGACCGCCGTGTGCGCGAGGCCCGTCAGCAGCGAGTGAGCCGCAAGAACCGCCCCACGCGCTTCATTATGTCGCCGCGCGACTTCGGAGGTCCTTACTATGCCGACGCTCTCTGGCACAGCATCTTT